AGGCCCCGGCATGGGAAGCCTACCAGAAGGCGACGGCCACGGCTGAGGAAGCCTACCAGAAGGCGACGGCCCCGGCATGGGAAGCCTACCAGAAGGCGACGGCCCCGGCTGAGGAAGCCTACCAGAAGGCGATGGCCACGGCATGGGAAGCCTACCAGAAGGCGAAGGCCCCGGCTGAGGAAGCCTACCAGAAGGCGAAGGCCCCGGCATGGGAAGCCTACCAGAAGGCGACGGCCACGGCTGAGGAAGCCTACCAGAAGGCGAAGGCCCCGGCATGGGAAGCCTACCAGAAGGCGACGGCCCCGGCTGAGGAAGCCTACCAGAAGGCGAAGGCCCCGGCTGAGGAAGCCTACCAGAAGGCGACGGCCACGGGCATCCGCGAGATCATCCCCTATCCGTTCGAGAAAGAAGGCAAGTAGTGGACAACACCAACGCATTGCAAGTTCAGGACGCCGACAAACTGGCCGAGTACCAAGAGCAAAGCATCTCCATGGTGCAGCAGCGGGAAAAGGCCAAGATCGAATCCCGCTACATCATGGCGCTGCGAACCCCGCGATCACCTGACTTACAAGAGGTTCGGCAGAAGATGATACGAGAGTGCAGCCGTCCGTCTTTCTGCGCTCCCGACATGAGCAAAAACGGCTCCAGTGTGGCCATCTACAGAATCCCTCGTGGAAGTGGAAACAAGAGGGTTTACATCGAGGGCGTTACAATCCGGTTTGCCGAGATGGCCAAGCGCTGCTATGGGCACATCTTCGTGGAGGTAACTCCGCTCGGTGAAGATGAGACTCAGCAGATTTATCAGGTTGAGGCGACTGACTATCAAAACAACGATGGCGGAAGCGAGATCGTGATTGTCACGAAGCGCATTGAGCGCAGTTATGCGAAAGATTCGGATATTGTACTGTCAAAGCGAACCAACACTAACGGAGAATCAACCTTTACCATTGTCCCAACTGATGATGAGCTATTGATGAAGAGGAATGCTCTACTTTCAAAGGCTCGGCGCAATGTCATTATGGCTTGCATCGACGGGTGGCTCGTCGAAGAATGCAAGGCGAAGATTCGCGAGACCGCAGCGCAAAAGGATGCACAAGACCCAGGCGCGGCGAAAACTGGAATCTTCGACGCCTTTGCTTCCATCGGCGTTTCTGCGGTTCAATTGAACGATTACATCGGACACACAAATGCTTTGAGTCCTGCCGAGCTTGACGAGTTGCGCAGCTTGTACGGTGGAATCAAGGAAGGCTATACCACATGGGCAGAGATCGTGGCCAGCAAGGGCGAAGGAAAGGATGACGGCTCAGCCGAGCGTATTGAGGCCCTGGTGAAGGAATTGGAGTACACCCCGGCGCAGGTGCGCACAAAGAAGGCGAAGTATGCCGGCCGTCCCAAGGAACTGATCGAATGGCTTGAGGGAGAAGTTGCCAAGAAACGCAACGACGGCGGCAAGCGCGAGAGCAAGACTCAGGAGGGCGACACGTCGAAGACTGGTACGACAGAGACTTCGACTTCCCAATCAACGGGACAGAAGACGGCGCAAACTGAGCAGAAGCCCACTCACCGCGAGTCGGCTGAACCGGAGCCGCAGCAGGACGCAAAGCAGTCGAGTCCTGTTGAGCAAGAGAAGCCAGTCGAGACGAAGAAGAGTGCGCTTCCGGTGAGCGATAGCTTCAATGAATGGTAATTGAGTGTGGTGCGGTTCGACTCCGCCTCGCCTGCCGAGATCGGGTGAGCAAATAGGGTTCAAATCCCTTCCTGTTCGGGTCTTAGGCCCGCTCGGGTTCACATCCTGCAATGGTGGCAGGGGCATGGCAGCCGGGAAAGACCGGCATAAGTTTCGGCCATACCCAGTGGGTAAGCTGGCCGGAAAGTGCGCGAATCAGATGGAGCGACCTGATCGCTTAACCGTGACTCCCGAGCATCTTCGATGGCGATGCCGAGCGACAAGGGCCTACCTGGTTCGCGCACTACAACATCAGGACACAGAAAGGAACGTCATGCAAGGATCGGTAATCTGGTTTAACAACCAAAAAGGCTACGGTTTTATCAGCCGCGAGGACGGAGAGAAAGACATCTTCGTCCACTACTCAGCCATTCAACACGATGGCTACAAGTCACTCAAGGAAGGCCAGAAGGTCTCGTTTGAAGAAGAGCAGGGACCGAACGGCTTGCAGGCTGCCAACGTAACAGTGGAGGGATAGCGATGAACATCCCTGCACTGCGTCAATCAGTAGAAGACAAGATGGCTTGCGAGTACGGATACGCACTCGCTCATACAGACCTCGTGCAGATCGGCGGGGTCAAGTTTCCCTCCACTGAGCCAAGCGAGCGCGGCCAGGACGTTCACGCGGTTCTGGCACCATACGCCGAGCATTGCACGCGCAAGAAGGTGTCGGCGGACTTCGCTTATCTCGAATCGCTTTGCAGGGCTATCGGTGATGAAGCATGGGGCATCCTTGAGTCCTTCCGCGACAATCTAACCATCGACTGGCAGAACTTCATGGGAGCCGAAATCTCCTTCGGACTTGACGAAGACTTTCGGCCGACATGGAGTTATGACCACGACGGAAAGCGAGTCCCGATCTGGCCAGGATGGGGAATTCAGGACTCTGGAAAAGAGCCCATCTACTGCGGCATCATCGACCAGTTGTACGTGATGCCCGGCGGCCGGGTGGCACTTGTTCCTGACTGGAAAACTCACCCTCGTCCGTTTCCCGCCGATACTGTGCAGGGAAAGCGTTATGACCTTGCAGTGATGATGCACTTGCCCGAACTGACAGAGAGCGAGTTCTCTCTCCGCTTCGTTCGTTACGCTAACGCAGTGACTACCAAGAAGTATTTCCGCTCAGACGTGCCTGACCTCATGGACAACATGCGCAGAGCGCGTGCGCGCCAAGTTGCCATCCATGAGAAAGTGGCAAATCAAGAGCCGTTACGTGCGCACGGTGGCGCTCACTGTACATACTGCCCTTGCACCTTGAATCCAGTTGCCTATCCATGCCCCATCATGAAGCTCAATCCAAATCTCAACATGAGGCCGGAAGAGCGGCTGAATTGGAAACTGGTTTACGGCGCGATGGAGGCGGTGAATGACAAAGTTCTGCACCAGTTGGTGGATGGATCAGAATTATCAATCTACTCCCAGGATGCCAATGGCAAGGTCTATAAGTACGGCCCGAAGTCATCCGAAGAAACGACCGCACCGCTGTTTGTGGATGATGGAGAAGGGGATTTCATCGCCGATATTATCGCCATCAGCAATCTGTTCTCAGCAGAGATCGAGAGACGTAGCCCGATACTGGATGCGTTGCTTGATTGGGCCAAAGCCAATCCGAAGGATCTCATCCCGCGCCGTGGAAGTCGGCCATGGTTCTGCAATCTCCGAATTGGTTGGAGCCAACTCAAAAGCTACATCAAAGCCGACAAACGCGAGATCATTCACAACAGGATCAAAGACCTCATAACCGTCAAGACAACCGTAGAATACGGAATCACGCGGGATGCTGAAGTCGATGACGGGGTGGAAGAGAAGAAACCTTGGGATGCTGCTGGTCCTGATGAGTTGGAGTTCTGATGACACATGGAGCAAAAGTCGAAGTCATATGCGCTAACAAGGGTTGCCGCGTCAAGTTTATGGCTCGCGTGGCTGACCGCAAGCGTGGATGGGGGAGATTCTGCTCGAAGTCATGCAAGGCTGCCGAACAAGAAAGTAGAACTCACCAACATGCCAATCATTTTGAACGAGTGGACGAAGATGACTATCTAGGTCATCCATTTGAAAGTGGATACTTCGGACACGGACAAGAGTAATTCAGAAAGAGGAAGCCATGAAACTCAGCACCATCCGTCTTGAGGACTTCGGCCCATACGTGGACCAAACCGTCAACTTCGACCAGCCACTCAACATCGTCCGCGGCGATCTTGCGCAGGGCAAGACGAAGCTATCCCAGGCCATTCAACTCAGCTTTGCAAGCATCTGCGCTGGCATCGACGGCAAAGGCTCAGGATTCCGCGACAAGATCCGTCTCGGGGCAGACAAGGCCATCATCACGACTGGACTGGAGACAGCACAGGGGGCCATCCAGATCAGGACCAGTTACGGCCCGGGCAAGAAGGGGCGCGACTCTGTTGTGATTGCAGGAGAGGGCAACAACGCGGTGAATCTGGCAGCTGGATTCGAGCAGTACCTCCAGCGCAGCGAAGAGCGTTTCTCTTGTGTCCTGGACTCGGAATATTTCACGCGTCCTGGCACAGATCAGCGCGCTATCCTCGCATCGCTGGTACTGCCTATACATCATGACTTCGACGCAAAGATGGTCGCATTGGTTGAGAAGCATCTCGGCAAGATCATCGATTGGAATGCGAGTCCTGTTACCGTCATCGACAAGGTGTTTGGCGACAAGAGCAGCGGCGTCTACAACGCCAGAACGCAAGCCAAGGCGGCGCTCGGAGCCATCTACATTCCCCAGAAGCCGGAACAGCCTCAGTATCCTGCCGAGTTGGTTCAGCAGAAGCTACTGACCTTGCGCGAGAAAGCCTCGCAGGAAGCGAAGAAGGTCAAGCGCTCCGGAACGGCTCAGATCGGGCGCATCGAGCGCGACATTGAAACCAAACAAAGCGAACTGTTTGTTACTCGCAACGACTACTCGGCGGCTCTCAAAAGCCGTGACGAGATCGACGCGCTGATTCTTGACGGTGCAGCGCTTTCCGGTATTAAGCAGATTGCTGCCCAGCGGTCGGCGTTCGCCACACTCCAGACGGCCATCGACGCACTCGACGGCGAGATTCAGGACATGAAGGACGCCCAGGAGATTTACGAAGGACTCCGCAGCGATTGCCTTTGCCCAACATGCAAGCAGACCATCAAGCCAGAGTTCATCAACGCTAAGATTGCCGAGCACAAAGGGCATGAACTAGGTTTGGCCGAGAAACGCGCGCAACTCATCCAGCAGCAGAAGGCGCTTGGCGACATTGGGAAAGCTGAGTCTACCCTTTCCCAGCAGGAGATTGCCAGCGGCCGCAAACTGGAAAACGTCAAGGAAATCACATCGCTGGTCGAGAAGATCAGGACTCTGGAAACATCCATCAAGGAACTGGAGTCCAATCTTGCAACCGCCAAAGCTGCTGAGTCCGAGCCGGTAGACACGACGGCAATCGATGCGGTCAATGCCGAGATCAGCGAGTGGGAGGCGCGCCTTGCGCCGGCCGTTCAGTACGAGTCAACCATCAAACAGATTGAGACCAGTTCACAGCGGTGGCAGGACCAAAAGAACGATGTCGATGAACTGGAAACTCTCTGCGAACACTTCGGCCCCAAAGGCATCAAGGCCACTCTTTTGCAGAAGCACATCGGCGGATTCAATGAGTCCGTGAATCGAGTCCTGAACTGGTGGGGTTACTCGGCAACTCTCTCCTTTGAGCCCTACAGTTTCGATGTTGTGACGCCAGAGACGGCACCGAAGACGCTTCCGGTCAAGGAGCTGAGCGGTTCCGAGTTGTTCCGGTTCCTCGTGGCTCTCCAGTGCGCAATCGCTGTCTACTCCAAGATCAAGATGGTCCTGATCGACAAGGCCGACATTCTCATTGATGCGCACCGCGGCAAGCTCTTCGCTGGGGTCAAGCATCTGCTCGATACCGGTCTGCTGGAGAAGGCGTTCATCTTTGTCGCTGACAAGCGGCATGAGGCTCCGAAGCAAGAAGGAGTTGGGTTCTACCTAGTGGAGAAAGGGAAGGTCGAGAGACTGTCATGAAAGCTCTAAGTGTGCGCGCTCCGTGGTGGTGGGTCATCCTACACGGTAAGCCGGTCGAGAATCGGGACTAGCCTACCAACTTTCGCGGTCGCTTCTATCTCCATGCCAGCAAGTTTTGGAATCCCGAGGAGATAGCTTGCGATTTTGACGACATCTTCGACATGGCGGACGAGGACAACATTACTCTGCCTGAGTTCGATATTGACGCTATCAGATCAGCAGGAGGATGCATCATTGGCTCTGCCGTCATCACCGATTGCGTGACCAAGCATCCAAGTGCGTTCTTTCAGGGAAAGTTCGGGTTCCTGCTTGCCGATCCCATCGAGTTCAGGACTCCCATACCGTTCAAAGGAAAGCTCGGATTCTTCAACGTACCAGATGATTTTCTGAGGAGACTGCCATGAAGACACTGAGGCCAGCACTGCCAACAGACGTGAAGGAGATTGCCGACAAGGGATTTCTCGGCAACATCAGCAAGCACGAAAAATTCATCACGGATGGTCATTCGATGATCTTGGCATCTGCCGTCCGCGATGGTTTTGAGATCAAGCTTCCAGACGAAGGACTTCATCGTTCTCCCGCGCTCTCCGGTATGCAGACCTGTTGGGATGCCGCGAACGACAGGAAGACAGTCCATGCGCACTTCATCGGATGCGGGCACCCTGGAGAAATGGAAAGCCTTGTTGCCGTTATCCGCGACGACAACGGTCGAATCCTAATCGTCGATCCTTACATCCTGAAGTTCGCTTTGTCATCCGTCAAGGGCGATGAGGTCCATATAAGCGAAGGGCCGAAGTATGACGTTGAGCCGCTGGCAATCTTCCATGGGCTCGGCATCGTCGCTTTAGTGATGCCGATGCGCTATACGCGGGACGACTTGAAAAAGTACGACCTCACCACAGATCCAGTGGACATCAGGACTCTATGATCGAACTGAAGCAGTACCAGAAGCGCGTAGCGCAGCTCTACAACAACGACCGGGAGCGCTGGCGGAAGGTGATGCAGCGCGGCGCTCCCAAGGGAGTCCTGTTGGACATCGCGCCGGCCGATGTTCTGCCCTACACTCAAGCGCAGTTCGGCAAGTGGCTATGGACTCAAATTCAATTCGGCGCGATTCTCTGCCCTTACTGTGGCGCGCCGATTGACATCCTGAGCATGGAACTGGATCACAAGACGCCACTGCGGCGCAAAGGGGGTCCTGAACTAGCCAACAAGCAGTGCATATGCCGCAAGTGCAACGGCAGTAAAGGCGACTTCACGCACGAGGAGTATGCGGAGATCGTGAAATTTATGCAAGGACCTGGTGCTCCATTCCGGCAGCGATTGGAAGGCGTGATGAGGAACGGCGGCATCGGGAACATGATGAGAAACTTCCCTCGCAAGGACGCGAAGGGTGTCAAGAAACCAGCGAAGCAAGAACCTCTCTACTTCGCCGAACTGGGAGAGTTCTGATGAAGATTTACGTTGCAAGCAGTTGGAGATGCCCGTACCAGCCGGAGGCGGTTCAGAAACTTCGCGCTCTCGGGCATGAGGTGTATGACTTCCGGGGAGCGGGTGACGGTTGGAGTCCTGAACTTGGCGGCGGCGGATTCGCTTGGTCCGAAATTGACCCCAACTGGCAACTATGGCCGAATCACATCCCCCGCTATCTGGCAGGACTTGAGCATCCCCGCGCTGTAGAAGGGTTCAAAAGGGACATGGACGCACTGAAGCGCGCGGACGCCTGCATTCTCGTCAATCCCTGCGGACAGAGCGCACATGCTGAACTGGGATGGGCGGCCGGAGCAGGAAAACTGACTGCCGCATGGTGCCCGGCTATTCGCGAGCCAGACCTGATGCTCAAGATGGCAGGACACATCACAAACAGTTGGGATTCGATAGAACTTTGGCTTCGCATCCCGCTCAACCTGTAACCAACCGAAAGAGGTGATTCATGGCAGCAAAAGTGCAACCAACAAAATTGAAGACCTTCTTTGACGGGCACCGTCGCAAGTGCTTCCTGTCCCAGTGGATTCAGCACTGCAACCGTGCCGGCGTCTCAACGATCAAGCTCGATATGCGTCTCCCGTTGCTCAACCAGTCACTCATAGGCATGAACGAGGAGATCGGTGAACCGTTCAGCCTGATGGCGAAGAACGACAGCAAGACCGAGCGCTCAGCAATCAACGTCGAGATTGAAGGGATGACTCTGGACATCTTCTCGACTGACTCCAGCAAAGACCACTGGGTTTCGACAACTGGCGCCAAGCTTATGAAGCTTTACTTGGCAACGGTTGGCGAGGGCGAGAAGAAGGAAGTCAACCTGCACATGGCGATCTATGTCCCGTTCACGAAAGAGATGATGGAATGGGCGGCGATCCACTTGCACAAAGACTTCTACATCGAAACGGTGTACTCTAACTCGGAATCGAAACTGGCTTTCGCAACGGCAGATGAAACGGAGTTTTCGGAAGAGGAGCCGGAAGAGAGCGAGGGTCCTGAAGAGGATGGCGAAGAAGAGCCAGAGCTTGACCCGGACGCCGAGCAGGACATTCCGTTCGAGACGCCTTCATCCGATGGAAAGCCAGCGAAATCAGGACCCAAGGAACTGGCTGCCTACCACCTGAACCACAACACAGATTGAACCAAACTCGCCAACTTGACAGACTTAAATCTGATTTTTCTTGACTCCCGAACTGGCCGGAATTACCTTTAATAAGTCCCGCGCGCCAGCAACGGACGCAACCTCTGGGTAGCTCCCAGAGTCAGGGGGCGGTAGTCCTTCACTGCTGCCCCCGACCCCTTGAAGGAGGGTTTAGGATGCCATTTCCGCAAGACAGAGATGCTCTCATTGCAGCCGGATACCGCTTTGAAGATCATGGCGTATGCCGGGGTTGCCACGACGAGATTGAGTGGTACACCAGCCCCAAAGGCAAGAAGATGCCTTTCAACCTCATGCTCCGTGGATCGAGTCCTGCCGTTGCTCACTTCGTGACATGTCCTGCCCGCGACGGATTCAGGAGGGGATAGCTATGAGCCAGGACTTTTACGGAAAAAGAAAGTGGGTAAAGACGCGCAAGCATCATCATTGCTGGGGATGCGGAGGGTCAATCCCTCCCGGCGAAAATGCGCACTACCACTCGGGAGTCTATGAAGGAGAATTTGGTGCCTTCTACATGCACGCCGAATGTTATGAGGATTGGCAAGACAATTGCCAAGCGGGCGACGACATAGGCTATGGAGACATAGACGCCTGCCAAGCTGTTCGAGATCGGATCACAGCATACATCAAGAGCCTGAACGCCAATTCTGGAGATGTGCAATGACAGACTCCGAGCAGGAGAGAGCCTGCTATCTTGCATATCCTCGCCACGTCGCCCCACGCGCCGCGATGAAGGCTATCCAGAAGGCAGTTGAGCGGCTGGTGAAGTCGGGCAAGTGCCATGATGCAGAAGCGGCCAGGAGGTTCCTCTGGAAACAGGCCACGCTCTACGCGCGCTCTCCAGCAGGCCAAAAGCCATCAGGACGCGAAGACTTCCGCCCTCATCCCGCAACATGGTTTAACCAAGAGCGCTATTTTGATGATCCTGTCGAGTGGCAGAAACCGAACGGAGCAAGCAATGGAAAGCAGACTGGCACGAAAGCAGACCGGACAGTTGATGCAGTCAGAGCCGCTGTCTCCCAAGCAGCAGATCATAGTCGCACTCGGGACACTAGCATTGATGAGGGGCGGCGAGTACAGCCAACCGACACTGACGGCCTTTTCGGAAGGACTATCGAAGGAACCGTTTGAGGATGTTCTTCGAGTCCTGAAGACGATTGCAGAGAGCCCGCGGCGTGACCGGGAAACTGCGTGTCCTGACTTCGGTACGCTTCTGGTGGCCATCCGGTCCATCCGGCACCCGCAAAGGCATCTGAGGGGCATTGTGGCGAAACTGGCGCGCATCTTTGGCGTGACGGTAGACGAGGAACTGCTCTCGCTGTACGAAGAGCGGGTCGGCCATCGGACAGATCAGGACATGGACACGGCTTATCGGGTCCTGAGCCAGGATGAAACGCTGAAGAGAATGCCAACGCCGGCCATGTTCCTTGCCGCGTGCGGGGTTCCGAAAGTCTTCCGGGATGGGACGAGGCCAGAATGAGGTATCTCTCCCTGTTCAGCGGCCTTGAGGGTGCAACCCTCGCATGGCATCATCTCGGCTGGGAATGCGTAGCTACCGCTGAGATTGAACCGGCAGCGTGCGCAGTTCTTGCTGCTCACTATCCTGATGTTCCTAACCTCGGCGACATATCCAAGGTCACAGAACAGCAGATCAAAGACCTCGGGCACATCGACATCGTAGTTTTTGGCAGTCCATGCCAGGACGTATCAATCGCCGGCAAGCGCGAAGGAATGGGAGGATCACGAAGTGGACTTTTCTTTACAGCAATGCGAGTTGTTCGGTGGTCAGGAGCAAGATTCGCTCTCTGGGAAAACGTCCCTGGAGTCTTCAGCGACCACCAAGGGAGAGGCTTTGCTTCAGTGGTTGGAGAAATGGCAGGGATACACGTTGACGTACCGAAAAGTGGATGGCGAAACTCCGGTTTTCTCCTCGGCTCAGACGCCCTTGTCGAGTGGGCAGTTTTGGATGCGCAATTCTTCGGAGTTCCGCAGCGGCGCCGTCGCGTCTTCGCTCTCAGAGATTCTGGAGACTGGGCCAGTAGACCGCCGATACTTCTTGAGCCCGAAAGCCTGTCGGGGTATCCTCCGCCGCGCCGCGAATCGGGGCAAGTCGCTCCCACCATCCCTGCGCGAAGCCTTGGAGGCGGTGGCCTTGGATCAGACTTCGACTGTGATGGGGGGGCAATAGAAGTTTGCATGAGCACCGGCCAAGGATCAGCGGAGATCGGGATCGGGATCGGGACAACGCTCAACTGCAATCATGAGTCGCCGATAATCACCGCTCCTTTGACTCAGAATCCCTACGCAGATAACGAGTGCCGCGAATCGCTGCTGGTCACACATTCGCTTTCGGCCGATGGCTTCGATGCCAGCGAAGATGGAACTGGGCGCGGCGTGCCGCTGATCGCGGGAACACTGAGCACGCGGTATGGAGCTTCCTCCGACCGGGATCTCTCTGACAGTTCCGCGCTGCTGCCCTTAGCCTTCAACCTGCGTGGACGCGATGGCGGAGCCATGCCAGAACCGGCAGATGCCGCCAGCGTACGTGCCGCGTCCGGCGGTAGCAGCAACAGCTATGTTGCGTTCTCCGCGAAAGGCCACGGCACCGACGCCAGCGACATTGCGCCCACGCTACGCGGCATGGGGCACGACAACAGTCATGCCAATGGCGGTGGACAAGTAGCTGTCGCTTTCACCTTGCATGGCAGCGACGGCACCGCGAGTACGGCCACACCGACCGACGTCGCGGGAAGCGTTCGCACGAAACCTCCAGGCAGCATCGAGAACAGTTCGACGACGATCGCGCAGCAGGGGATGGCTGTGCGGCGCCTGACCCCACGCGAGTGCGAAAGATTGCAGGGAGTCCCAGACGACTATACGAGAATCCAGCATCCGAAATACGTCAACAAAGGAGACAAGTTCGGGACGCAAGAAAAGTTCCTCGCAGACGGGCCGCGTTACAAGATGCTTGGGAACGGATTCGCTGTGCCGTGCATTCGGTGGATAGGCGAGAGAATCGCAAAGGCGGTCAAGTGAAAGCGGACATCCAAATAGACACACTGCCGGCGAACATCGATGCAGAGCGCACCTTGCTTGGGGCGTGCTTGCTCGACAATGCTGCGTGGCCAGAGATCGCCATTCGTTTGCGTCCTGCGGACTTTAGCCTTGACTCACATCGGCGCATCGGCTCGGCAATGAAGCGGCTGGCAGACGCCAACTCGGCCATCGACATTGTGACCCTGGCCAATGAACTCAACATGACTCATGAGATCGAAGCGATAGGAGGAGTGGCGTATCTGGCCTCACTCACGGAAGGTTTGCCGCGGCGGCCAGTGATTGACGAGTACATCCGGATTGTCAAAGACAAGTCGATGCTTCGGAGTTTGATAGTCCTGTCGAGCGATGCAATCCAGCGGGCTCAGGACCAAAGCGAAACGGCGCTGGAGATCACCGGAGATTTGGCCAGCAAGATTGAGAAGTTGGCAGAACCTGCAATGCAATCGAACAGCTCGCTAGCGAGCACATTTATCGTCCAAACTATGGCGAACATTGACCGGGAGTATCAGACAAAGACAAGCCCTTGCATACCGTCTGGAAATGCATGGTTCGATGACAAGACCGGAGGAGGTTACAGGCAAGCAAACATCACTCTCATCTGCGCTCGGCCGAACGTTGGAAAAACTCCATGGGCCGTCATGAGCATCGCTCACAATCTCAAGTTGGGCCGCAAGTGTGTCCTGTTTTCTCTGGAAAAGAAGAAAGAGTCAATCCTCCGCGACCTGGTTCCGTATTTTGCTAATGTACCGAACCGGGTAGTAAGCAACGCATGGATGCAGACTCCAGAGCAGAACATGCTTATCCACGAGGGAATGGAGAGACTTGCGGAATGTAGCCACCTGCTCAGCATTTACGACCAGAAGATGGACCGTGAGCAGATTTGCTGGGCGATCAAACGCGAATCGAAAGACAGGCAGGAAGTTCTCTTTGGACTGGACCACTTTGGAATGGTTAAAGGATCAGGACAAGGAGAAGATGCAATTGATCGTGATAACCTTACATCGGGAGCAATACGCGACACGATCAAAGAAACAAATAGTGCAATCATGATCTTGCGGCAGCTCAGGAAAGTAGGCCGAGAGTTCGCAGACAAGGCTCCTGTCCCTGACGACGTAAAGGGATCTAGCAATGCGTGGGAAGACGCCTTCGCAGCACTCATCATCCACCGGGCAATTGACGGAGAAACAAAGCGCATGTCGCGCACCGTTGAACTTAACTTGGCAAAGCTCCGCACCGGCGGATCAACAGGATCAACGAAAGGCAATTTCAACGTGCAGAATCTTTGCTTCGAGGCTGAGGCGGAACTTGAGTACGAGGGGAATGACTACTATGCCTGATCGTCCTGGAGTTGATTTGAACCTCATCCGTAAGCAATTGTCCACCATCACTGAATATCTGAAGGCAAATGTATGGAGAAAGAAAGATGCCATTCAAAAAGACGATAACAACACTCAAGGGAATAAGGATGAATGATTCATCGGCAGTGGACACCTACGGCGAGCGCTTCGGACTCAACACCGAAAAGAAAAAGAGGATGCTCAAGATACACATCTCCCAGGTATCCCTTTGCCGTAGCGATGAGGCGCGCCGGTTGCTGTTGGGGGTTAGCCGGAAAGAAGTGGATGAATGATCCCCCGCAGGACTCCAATGAAGCGGAATTATCCAGTACGCAAGAAGCGGCCAGAAGTACGCAAGGGGTATCCGACCAGCGAAGAGAAGCAAGCTGCCAGGGTAATCTGCTTTACGCGCGCCGATGGCATGTGCGAGCTTCACAACGGGCCTCACTGCCTAGGCTATGCGCCGCTCAACGCAACGGAAGGCGATGAGCATCAAGGTCAACTGAGCCATCTGAAGTCGAAGCAACGGTTCGGATGGCTTGAGTCGGAAGAGACAGGCCAGAAGCATCGCTGGAGTTGTTGGAGATGCCACCAGTACGCACACCAGCACGGAAGCAAACCACACATCGAAAGGAAAGATCATGAACTATGAAGAGTTTCTGGAGGCGAAGAGGTTTACGCCGATTGTCTCCGGTTTGACTACCGTTCCTCCACTGAATTCCTCCATGTTCCCGCACCAGCGCGATGTGTGCTCTTGGGCTCTCCGACTGGGCCGGGCAGCCGCATTCCTTGGCACGGGCATGGGGAAGACGCTCATTGAAGAAGAGTGGGCGCGCGTCGTGTCAGAGCATACCCAGATGCCGGTCCTGATTCTCGCACCACTGGCTGTGGCTTACCAGATGGTCACTGAAGGAACGAAGTTCGGCATCGAAGTGAAGTATTGCAAAGACTCGTCAACGATGGGCGATTCTCGCATCATCGTCACAAACTACGAGCGCATGGACAACTTCGAACCTTCCGACTTTGCGGGGGTGGTGCTCGATGAATCTAGCATACTGAAGTCTTTCGATGGGGCTACTCGTTCCGCGCTCATTGAAGCGTTCAAAGATACACCGTACCGGCTTGCTGCTACGGCCACACCGGCTCCGAACGATCACATGGAGCTTGGCAACCATGCGGAGTTCCTGGGCGTCATGACGGCTACTGAGATGCTGTCCATGTTCTTCACGCACGACGGCGGCGAGACGCAGAAGTGGAGGCTCAAGGGACATGCGCGGATTGAGTTCTGGAAGTGGGTTTGCTCATGGGCTGTGAACATCCGCAAGCCGTCCGATGTGGGATACGACGACGGTCCTTTCATCTTGCCGGAACTGATCTACCACGAGCATATTGTGGACGTGGAAACTCCAAGCGAAGGGATGCTGTTCGCTATGCCTGCTGAGACATTGAGCGAACGACTGGCGGCGCGGCGGTCCACTGTCGATGATCGGGTGGCAGAGGTAAAGGCAATTGTTGAGGCTGAGCCGGACGCGACATGGCTGATCTGGTGCAATCTCAATCGAGAGAGTGAAGCAATCAAAGCCGCAGTGGATTGTGTGGAACTGACTGGATCTGATTCGCCAGATGATAAGGCCGAAATCTCCCTCAAGTTCGCGCAAGGCGGGATTCCGCGACTGGTGAGCAAGGCTTCCATACTTGGATTCGGCGTCAACTATCAGATTTGCTCACACATGATCTTTGCCGGCGTGAATGATTCATGGGAGCAGTTCTTTCAGGCAATTCGCCGTTGCTGGAGATTCGGCCAAACCCAACCCGTCCACGTTCACATCATCGCGGCATCGACCGAGGGAAACGTACTTGAGAACCTGAAGCGGAAAGAAAGGGATGCGGAGCAAATGGCAGAAGAGATGCAGGAAAACATGCAGGACTTGACGCGCATGAATCTGATAGGAACTGTGCGCAGCGAATCAACCTATGAGCGCGAAGTGAAGACCACCGAGAACTGGACGATGCACCTGGCCGATTGCGTTGACCTTGCGCGAGAGCTTCCCGACGATTCAATCCACTATTCGGTTTACTCGCCTCCGTTCGCCAGTCTATACACCTATTCCAATTCTGAGCGGGACCTTGGCAACAGCAAGGACCATGACGAGTTTTGGCACCATTATCGTTTCCTCATCAAAGAGCAGTTCCGCGCCATCATGCCAGGGAGACTCGTTTCCATCCACTGCATGAATCTGCCTACGTCAAAAGTGCGTGATGGTCACATCGGCCTCCGCGACTTCAGGGGCGAGATCATACGCGCATTTGAGGAAGTGGGATTCATCTACCACTCTGAGGTATGCATCTGGAAAGACCCAGTGACCGCCATGCAGCGTACGAAGGCTCTCGGCCTACTCCATAAGCAGATTCGCAAGGACTCGACCATGAGCCGCCAGGGAGTTCCTGACTATCTGGTGACCATGCGCAAGCCGGGAGAGAATCCCGAACGCTGCGAACATACATCGGAACAGTTTCCCGTCCAGCTTTGGCAGCAGTACGCCAGTCCGATATGGATGGACATAAATCCGTCAGACACGCTGCAATATCGTTCGGCTCGGGAACATAACGACGAACGCCACATCTGCCCGCTCCAGCTCGAAGTTATCCGCCGCGCTGTCAAACTGTGGACGAATCCCGGCGATGTAGTTTGGAGTCCGTTTGCTGGTATCGGTTCTGAAGGGTTTGTTGCTTTGGAGATGGGGCGGCGGTTCCTTGGATCTGAATTGAAGAGGTCTTACTACAATCAGGCGTGCCGCAACCTTGACCGGGCGCTGGCAAGCAATGCCGGTCTGTTTGCAGAACAGGAAAACGAATCTGAAGAAGATCAGGAAACGGAAGAGCCCGCCGAAATGGACTTCTAACCCAACACCCCGCAGGACTCAACCGAGCTTCTGCGGGGTTACGTCTTTCTCCCAATCGAATTTAGCCGGGAGTAAAATACCTTGTTCTGTACCGCCCTCATGCTTTGTGAACGTGATGATTCGTCCCTTGCTCCCCGGCTTCAACTGCCCATAAGCTCCCAACAAATTCCCAACAATGATTTTCGCGCGCTGCCGAGTGTCACTTAGATAGTCCTGAAAAAGATCGGCAATATCTGCATTGCGGCCAAGGTTCGAGAGCGTGATTTTCTTGATTTGAGAGCCAGGGACGCGCACCTCGCGCAAAGGTCCGTTGACGGCAATGTAGAACTTCAGCGAACTGGGCGCGTAGGGGTTTCCGCTCACCTTCTTGCGACCGCGAATGTCGTAGATGATGCCGTTATAGGTGTCACCGTTGATTTCGATTCTGAGTCCTGTTCCCATTCGGAAGTCGTTCAGGATTGCCCGCGACCATTCCCGGATGCGCTCTGCCCGCTCAATGATGTGTGGCGCTTCAACGGATGCGATGTACGGCTTGAACATGCCTTCAAGATGTGCGCTCAACGCCCGCGCGTGGTACGTGTCCCGCTGCCATGGCTCGTACTTCATGAGTTCAGGACCATAAGTCTGTGCAATCAGTTCCTCAACCTCTTCCGGGGTGTATGACTTCCCTTGACGCTTGATTGAGTAGGTCCCGAAGATGGCATCTTCTCCAAACGGCGACGAAGGGTCCGAACCAACATAGATGACGTGCGAGGTTTTCTGTTCTGCATCGAAGTCATAAGTCTTGGGTTCAAGGTCGTTCTGCCCGGTTTCGTCGAGGTATGCGATGTAGTCCGTGTAGCTCTCGGTGATCGTCTCCATAAACTCTCGCTGCTCTTTGACGGGAAGCAATGCTGAGCGTCCTGTTGCCGTGCGCGCCAGGTCCTCCTCTGGAGTTCCGCCTTCCTCTTCCGACTTGTCCATCGTCAGGCCCATGAGTCTGGCAATCTGCTCATTTTCGTGCAGCCACTCAGCGACGATCTTATCGCCGTACTTGTTCATCATGTCCGGAGCTTCAATCGACATTGCCGACCGGGTGTTGCTAGAGGTGTTAGCGTTCAGGCTCTTCAGTTTCTTCGCCAGGCTGATGGCGGGACGAATCTCGGCCGGAATGGCCAGGGAAAGCATGGTGTACCGCGGCAGGACCATCTGGCCGGTCCTGTTTGAACGGCCGAGCACCTGCATAAAGACGTTGACGTCGCCAGCAGGTTGAGCGATGATCATGTGCCGCTGGCGCTTGTCTTTGAACTTCTCTGAGGCGTGAAGGCTGATCCCCGTCGATCCGGCCTGGTTCAGGATGAGGCAATCGACGCCGCCGTTATTAAACAGACTTCCGGTCAGGACTCGATCCTTCTTCTCGCCGGCCGGGACTGAAGACAAGACTGGGACGGGACCCGCGTAGTTGATTCGGTAGGATCGGCCGGTGATCTCTGCCACGGTGTAGCCAGCTTGCGTGATGCGAGTCCTGATCCAATCGATAGGCGACACTGGCAGCGTTACAGCAAGCGCCTCCAGCAGCCTCTCAGCCTCCCGGTACTTCGATTCTGTCTCGACGTACAGCCGATGGCGCGGGAACTCTTGGCGGTCATTGCCCATTGGCGTCTTGATGGTGTAGTGGAGGGTCCTGTCGAGCGCGCGTCTGAGGAGAGTGGACCATGAGAGCTTATCAAGGAATTCTCCCTCGCTCAGGTTCGCCGCGCTCACGTAGCTATCGAGGAATGCGCCCATCGTGCTCTCAAGGGCCACAATCGGCTTCTCTCCGCGTCCGAGCGCTTCGATGGCGCAATCTGCCGCGGCGTCCGACTTCAAGGCCAGGAGGAACTGCTTCACGATGTTGTGGACGATGGCGCTGAACTTGTGGTGGTAGACCTTGATGCGACGATGGCGCTTATACCAAAGTCGGAGCGTCTCAAAGTCCTCATGATGGTAGGCCATGTCTGCATCGAAGATGGCGCGCAGGACTTCTGTCACTTGGTCACAGACGACCTCTTGTGTGTCCTGATTCCGATCATCAATGAAGTTCAGGATGCTGATGCCCTCAAAGGACCGCTCCCGCCGCACGAGTTGGCCGGTCTGGGAGAGTTGATGGCTGACGACGGTCTGTAGGGGTGGTCCGCCGGCGCGGATGGCGTCAGAGACGCGTTGGTTGTCAGGAATAGCAATCGAGATGTCCGTCTTGGTCGCGTAGAGCGTCATATTGTCTGGCCGCTTTGCCCATGTTGCCGACAGGAACATCACGCCGCGGGCTGCTGGAAGAACCTCTTGGAAGAAGGTTCCGGTATTCGACTCGTCGCCTCCGGCATTGTGGGACTCGTCCAAGATGAAAACCGATTTCGGCGCCAACCGGCTCAAAGCCTCCTGCTGGATGTTGGTCGTGTTGATCTGCGAGTAGGTCAGGTATACGGCATTCCGCGTACGGGGCAGTTCGCCAGACTCTGCTATGCGGGTCAGGACTCCCTTCATGCTGCTCTTGTTGGCAAATATCTTGCGTCCTGTTGCCTGCTCGGTTATGGACGCCCCGGCATTGAAAAGCAGCGGCCAGACGTCTGAACCGAATCCAACGTCGTCAAGATCGCGCTGGAAGTCGGTGAAAAGCGTGTCCGAGTAGGTAACGAAGATTGGCAAAAGGCCGTGGATGATGGTCCACCGGCAGACGGCCGCCGCAACGCGCCCCTTGCCAACGCCGGTCTGATCCGCATTGATAAGCGACTTCTGCTTCCTAATCTGCCAGATGGCCAGGGCAACGGAATCGACCTGAAGGCCCATGAAGTAGCTCTGCATCTCTTCGACGGTGCGATACTGCAACTCTTGGGTTACGAACTCGTCCAAGTCGCCAACCTCCGACCGGACGCGCTCCATAGCCTCCCGCATCGGCTCTTTCATCGACCGCGGGCACATCACCGCTTCGTCTTGAAGGCTGGAAAGCGAGGTGTAGACCTCTTGATAAGCGTTCAGATTCTCGACAGGACGCTGAATCCTGGTCCTGCGGTTGAGTAGAAGGAGGCGAGTTGATAATTCGATCATCGCACCATTATAAATCAGATTTTGCTTCACTTTTAACTATTTATCAAATAAAAAGGCCAGCCTCGAAAGACTGACCTCTTTATGCTCTGGCTACTACCGCATATTCTCCTTTGAATAAATTTGACTCCTAAGGGGTGTGCCGCGCGATAGCGGCTCCAATGTCAATGATCTGGCCGCTCTTTTTGATCGGCTGCTGCCACCATGGGACTGGCCGGATAAAGTCGGCAGTTGCCTTGTCTGCGATGGTCCTGAAGTCACCCGAGATTCCTGCCGCGTTGTCAAGCAACTTGCCGATTGCCTGCCGTTTAAGAACGTCGTTCAGCGTGTCCGTGGTGGTCTGGAGAGCTGCTCCGTTCGCCGTCAGTTGGCTCAGGAGCGGCTGCGCGGCGGCGATGGTACGTTTACCTTCGTCTATGGCCCCCGTCGCGCTGGTGAGCGTCCCTGTAGCGGCGTGCGCGGTTCCTGAGATAGAATCCGCCGTGCTGCTCAGGTGAATGGCAGCCGTCCCGAACTGATCCATTGCGGCAGTGATATGTGGCTCAGCAGAGCGCTCGATTATCTGGGTGCGCACGATGGCATCACCGGCATCAATGGCTGTTTTGTTGATCTGCGCCAGGGTTCCGCACGCGTCGGGTCCTGATGCTCCCTTGCATGGCCTGGTCAGGTGGTCAAGAACGGCATCTGTCTTGCCAGAGGAGGGCGCGGCAGCTCCCCAGCGGTCTACGGCGACGATGATGTGTCTGGTAAGACCGAAGCATCCCCAAACAGAAAGCGCCGCGAGAGTGATGGCTCCCGCGGCGATTGTGACTTTGATGGTGGTGTTCATGTCAGGCTGCGGATGCTGTCACGGGAGCCGAAGCCGCCGCAACCGCCTTAGCAATAAGCTGGGCAACTGTCCCGATGGCGTTGATGATCAGCTTGACCTTGGCAACGGTAGCAGGGTCCGTGATATGCCCTGCCGTTTCCAGAGTCGCGAGATTGGACTGAACGGCAGCAAATATTGAAGCCGCATTGGGACTCGGGCCGAAATCATACACGAGAGCCGAAGCTCGGTTGAGATCCGTCACAGCTTCCTGCATAATGGCATCGATGGGGCCTACTGCCGCGCCCGCGCCGGCCAAGGGAAGAACGATGGCGAGTCCGTCCTCCGCATAACTGACCGTGGTGTCGATGGTCTGAATCAGCGTTGGTTCGTTCTTGTAGAACGCGGCATACTCTTTGACCAGAAAGCTGACAAAGCTCTTCCCGGCCTGTTCGATTTCACCGATCACTGCTTTGATAGAGAACATGCTCTGCGCCTCCTTGGCGCTACTTGGTTGCGTCACCGGGAAAGGTGGCGCTTGGGTTGTTAATTGTGGCGTTGGGTCCTGTGGAGTTGCTGGTTGCACTTGCATGACCGGCAAAGGCTCCGAGGGCTCCACTGACGAGGTTGCTCGCGATTGCGAGGACTGCGGTTCCGACTGCGACCGGGTCCGGGTGAAAAAGGACGGCCAATGCAACGATCACCCCCAGAACTGCGAGTAGAACTGCCCAGAAGGGCTCAGGTAGCTTCATGCTGCCCTCTTCGCTTTAGGATACCGCCGTAGCGGGTTGCTTCACAGAAGAATCGTACGCCTTTTGCAAATCGGCGCAGTATTTGATAACGCCAGTAGGGGGATTGACGGTCTTGTGGCCGAGGTTCCAGATTTGCCCGATCTCTGTCAGGTTCTGGGGCTGGAAGTGCGCCACATAGGAATTGAAGTGTATGACACATCCACGGGCACAATCATCAAGGCTGACTTCAAGTTCGGCCGGCGAGAACCCTGGATAGTTGATAAGCATGAGCTGCCATGGGCCAAAACTGGAAGCCCCGTCACGGCCATACTGGGCAACAAGCGCACGCTGCGCAGGACTCGAAGCCCATACTGATCCGCCTACATCATATGCAGGCTCATGGCGCGGTCCGCAATCATTCCCAGTGCTGCTCTCGTTCGACGCTAGCGCTGCCAAGACACGCTCACCGTCGAGTCCTGCTGGCACTTTCAAGAGCTGCCCATACTTTGCGCAGGCTTCCAGTACATCTGCTTTTGGAAAACTGTTCACAGTCACCTCCGAAACATCAAAGTCAGTCCGCCGCCAATAAGCGTCCCGATGAACGTGAACGCTGATGCGATGCCAGCCAAATAGACCTTCCATGATTCCAGACGCGTGATGCGCTTGGACATCTCCCCAAGGTCTTTGGTCCTGTCAACAAGGAGCGCGACTGACTTTTCCAAACTAGCCAGGGCCACACCGTGCTCTTCTAAAAGCCTTGTTTGAGAGTCCTGCCGTTCTTTGGTAAGCTCGTCCCGCTGCTTGGTCAGCTCCTCGATGCGCTTTGCTAGCGCATTCACTCCTGCGAACTGATTGATGTTCGTTTCGCGCTCTGCCATTGTTTCTCCCTTAATTCAATTCAGCCCAGGATGTGATCGAAAAACTTGAACTGCCGCCGCTAACATGCGTGACAGTCGCAGAAAAAGTGGCTCCCGCAGGAACCTTAAATGTATCCGTGGCAGCGCCGCCGCAGTCATTATGTACGCCATTTTGTCCTACAGTAAGTCCATTCACAATGGCTATCAATTCGTATTCGCAACCTTGGGTACTGTAGGTTTCATAGGACATGGTGACTTCTTCCAGCACCGCATGACTGCTTGTATTTGTGTATGTAGTTCCCGATGAATAGGTAGACCCTCCTACACAAGAGGTGGTTAAGCAGTTCGTCTGAGTTGATGCGCTGCTGACATTCGTAACACGGCCATTTGCATCGGTGGTGATACTGGTGGGATTCGAATACATTCCGGACGTCCCGACCGCCGGGAGTCCCACGCTTGTTTTACCGGTGCTATTGGTAGCAACCACAGTTCCATCGAAGTTCAGGATCGGTTGTTGCGTGAGTCCTGATCCCGCCTCCTGCACGTTCTGGTAGTAGAAGGATGGGACACTCCCAAGCTGGCTCCAATTCACCTGGGCGCAGTTTGCAGCCCAACTCGTCGTATCGCCCTGTGAGTAGAGTCCTGATCCGCACTGCGTAGGCGAATAGTTAGAGGCAGAGGCCGTGCTGGCGTTGCCGGACAGAGGGCCGATAAAACCGGCGGCGTCCGTGAGCGCCCCGGTCATTGTTCCGCCCTTTGACCAGTCGTCTACCAACGCAAAATCAGGAACAAAATAATTCCCGTAGGACGATGAAATCAGGACCCCATAATGCCCTACCGCCGCGCAAAAGAAGTAGTTTCCGCCAGCGTCTGTCGTGAATGGATTTGTCGGGGTGGCGGTGCTGAGGGCGTTCGACGTGTAGATGTTGACCTTGTTCGCCACGCAGTTTGAAGCGGTCGATCCCAATGTGCAGAGCGCCACGGTGGCAAAGGGGATCGGAGCAATGACGCCGTTTGAGATGGTCTGCGCGACGTTGTTCAAGCAAACTCCAATCGGAGCTTGGGCGAACGCCGCCGCGGCAACCAGCCAGAGAGCGGTGAGGGCGATGATGCGCTTCACTGATCGATTCACAATGCCTCCGGAGACTTTACCAACTGCGGGCCGGCAACTGCGGCATCTTGGGGGTTTGAGTCCTGATTTGGTGCCTGTTGATCAATACGGCCAATGATCTGAGTCGAGATGATCTTCCGACAGTCGGGGTTGCCGCAGAAGATGATGGCGCCGATCATGCCGCCAGGGAAGACTTGGTTCATGATCGAGAGTCGGGCCGGATCGTCTGCGCAATATGGGCAGGCTGGCAACATGACAGGAGTCACAATAGCAGTTTCGTTCGGTTCAATCTTCGTTTCCATCGGTGTTCCCTCCAAAGTGAAAGACTCGCCACTGAGCCTATTATCAAGGTCCTGTGGCGAGTCAGACTGGTTCTGTACCCGTCAAAGCGATTGTACCTCACCCTAGTATCGGTAGAAGGCCATATGCGTGGCTGTGGGCGGCGGGGCAATCGTGTAGGTGATTGTGGCACCGCTCAACGTGTAGTCAACTCCTCCCGACTTGAGGACTTGCCATCCGCGGTAGAGGCGTAGGCTGGCAGCCGGGCTCGGGGCTTGTGGAAGGGTGAAAATCTTGTTGGTCCCATTCAGCGTTCCTGTCGGCGTGATCCAGTCAGCAAAGTTTGGAGCCGTTCCAGTTCCCGCGTAGGTTCCCCATGCGAGGAAGGATGCGCTGCCGATCGGCACAGATGGAATGATTGTGTTCCCGTCGAGGATGTAGTAATCTTTGCCGCCCTCCGCAAAGACGGAATCGAGAAGACACCGCGCCGGCTTAAAGAAGTTGATGATCGTGGCCATGTATTCGAGTTGTGCCGGGGAAGCCCCCATGCTTTGAAACATCCCATTGCGGTAGAGTTCAATCGATATTGGCGCTTCAGGAAGGATTAGATTCGATCCCGATACCATAGGCACAACAGCATCAAAGTAGAGGGGAGTGCCGTCCGTGGATTTGCGCATCAGGACACAAAGCGCAGAGCCAAGGGCCGGGGTAAAAGACATTTCGAGTCCTGTTCCCGACGTTGTATAGCCAACGCCAGGAAGCTGCAATAGTCCGTTGTAGAAGACACGCAGGGAGTTTCCGACCGGGACCGCGGGAAGATTGAATGATCTATTTGTGCCGTCTATGACTCCGATAGGCGATTGTCCAGATCCTGCGACTCCCACGCGAAATACAGCCCATCCTTGGTTGGCAGGATAAGAAGATCCTCCCCATGATGCCTGCCCCTCGTACATAGTGGCGTTGAATCCGCAGAGGGATAGTGCTTGGCTGATAGCTCCCGGCGTGCCCATGATCTTGTGCAATGGAAGGGCGTTCTGGATGATGGTCTGTGAGGTAACGCCCAACGCTTGCATCGGGACACTGGGAACCATCATGTCGAGTTCCCATATCAAGTACGGCAAGATGGAGGATGGGAGGTTGGTTCCGAGAGTCCTGATGAGTAGAGGAGTCAAGTCGATAGCTTGCAGGCGCGCCGATAGAGCCATGTGAGCCGTCGTTCTGAGGTCGTTGATTGATGATGCGGGCCTGAGATTGTTTGCCATGCTGCTCAGGCCCTCCTTTGGCCTATTAAATGAACTACCGTAGTGCATACAGCAAGGGTCAGTTTGTCTGATAAAAAAACGCCAAGTAAAGCGTAACGCCTGAAAGGTTGGCGTTTGTCAAGTTGACACCTCCGTTGAGTGTATAGAACGCCGCGTTGTTTGTGCTGCCTAATGCTTGGATTCCCGGAGATCCTGCCGCAATCGATGGTGAACTCCCGATTGCCATTACTCCAGTGTTGTATACAGGCTGGACAGGCAATCCGCCGATCTTCGCGTTGTGACTATCCGATGTCGATGGATATTGGATATACCCTTGACAGAACTCTGTATGTCCCGTCTGGGTGCACGAAAGTCCAGAGCTGGAAAACGTCAGGCTGCCACCACTCTGATCAGTTGGTGTCCAAGTTGACCATGCGTTGAATCCAACTTTAGAGACCGGCAAAGTACCAGTCACACCACCATTGCCACTCGCGGCCAGATTCGCTGGCGGCGCCATCAAGTTCGGCATGTACATCGACGCCAATGCTGTGCCAGCATTCGGGCTTCCATACTTCTGATAGAGCCTGAAGTATCCTCCTGTCGAGTTGTTCTGTACAGCATAATAGCTATTTGTCGCATCCCAATAGACGTTGATCGTGCTGGCGTTCCCCTGTATCGTCGAGAACAACGAAGATGATGTGCTCTCCGCCAAAATAACGCTGTTGTTGGCTATCGTGAAACGCCCATAATCTCCTGAGACCAGCGAATACACCTCAAAAGTACCGGGTTGAATATTGGGGATGATGTCCCCGTTGTTCATCAAAACCTGAGTGGACCCGATGCGGTTGAGCTGAATCATGTTTCCCTGCAATCCAATGGCAGGGTTTTGACCGTAGGTTGACGCCGTCGTGCCTGGATCGCCATTTGCCGGGTAAACATTGCACAAATTCACGTTGTTGAAATTGGCGAGAATATTGACTGGATCTATATTCGGGTGGCCACCTTCAATGAATCCTCCAAAGCAAAAAATATTCCCGCTGTTTTCCCAACGCATGTTTGCTCCGCCGTTGGATTCTGCGTCGGGTGCATCCAGCGTGATGTTCTGCGCATAGTAAATATGATATCCGTGATTCACACTGGCCCGCACAGTGGGATTTTCGAATTTCTGGGTGGTGAGCAGTTGAGCACTAGCAAGAGCTGGACCAGATGTGGTCCCAACAAACAGCCCCTTATAGCACCCATAGGCACTGAAGTTCTTATAATATCCATAATACGGCGAATCGTTCACGCCGCCATTGCTGCCGTTCGGACCGCCGAAAATTGCCATGCAATAGCCGCTTGAAGACTGAGAGCCAAACCCCTGCAGATAGACATTCTCGGTATCCACGTTGTAAGATCCATCTTCAACAAGAATGCCAGCGGTGTTCGCGATTAAAGGGGTGCTATTGATGGCATAAATTGAAACGTTTTTTGCTCCTTGATAGTAAGTCGGGGCTCCAGCGGTGGATGCTGGGGTAGCATTTGGATTGTCAATGATGAGCGCCGCAGATATCGTAGAGGCCGTTCCCGTTACAGACCCAGAACCGGATGCTCCGGTATACGCCACCTCAAACTGTGAGCTGCTCAAGCCAGTTGACAATACCGGCAGAGTTAGTCCGTTTAGCACGGTAGGCCCGACGGATACAGAAAATACAACATATTGCCCTGCCGTTAAACTGTTTGATCCTGTCAGCGTGAATACGTTCGATCCTGACGAGTAGGCCGTTATCGTGAATTTAGCTACTGAGGTAATGTCGTAGACGAGCTGTCCGCCATCGAAGTCCAGAATTTTTGAGTTTCCGCGAATGTAGATCGGAGCAGTTGTTCGATAGCTCTTTCCGACTCCATGGACGGTGAGATTGTTTGTCTTCGAGTTCAGCGCTGCCTGAATAGCCGCAGTGTCGTCGGTAGACCCGTTGCCTACTGCTCCGTACTCTAGAACGGAAACAGAGATGTTTGGCGCAGTTGACGTAATCGTAGCCGCGAGGTTACCAAATGTAGCCGTACCCGCCCCACTGATATTTCCACCGGGAGAGGTGGTGAGGCCATTGGCAGGCAGCGCCGCGTTGGCTGTGGTCTGTACTGCATTGAGTGCTGCTTGTGTGGCGTTCTGCACCCACCCAGACGCTGTGCATTTATACTCGACATTGTTTGTCTTGTCCTGATAGGACTGACCCCACTGGGCACCGTATGGGTAGACGGTGTAGTCGCCATTCTGCGTGCAAGTGATCAAAGGCGCACCAGAACCGGAGAGCAAATTCCATTGAATCTGGTAAGTTGGGTCAATCTGCGTCTGCGCAAAACATGCCACTGCTGAAAGAACCAGGAAAAGAAAGAGCGCAATTCGTTTCATCTACATTTCTCCTTGGTCTAACTTACTGGCTGGTTTTTCGTTCCCATAACGATGGTCAGGTTGATTGCGGTGCAGTTCGCCCATTGTCCTGCTGTGAGCAAAAAACTGCCGTCAGAAGTCGGTGTGAGTAGGGTTCCCCCGATGTTCGCCGCGAGAGTCAATTGCATGTCGTAGACCCCCGAAACGCTGAGGGCAGATTGCCACTGGCTGAGGACTATGTCCTGCTCGATGTTTGCAGCAAGTGTCAAAGCAAGGTTCTGAGCCGCCGCAGTGATTCCAGCGGCAATGGTTGAGTAACTGGCATTGGCGTAAAGCGTGATCGCTCCGGTCACGGTGTAATCGACTTCCGTCACTGCCGAAACCAATACGGTGTCGCAAAGAGGTCGCACAGTCTGCGCGCTGAGAGCCGATTGAACGGCGGAAAGCAGGGTGCCAGAGGCGATACCCGCACTGTTTGGCGATGACGCAGGCTGCGTTACGGGTCCTGTCAGGACATAGACCTGCACCGTGCCCGGCGTTGCTGGTGTTGTTGGTACTTGCGCGTCAACGATTATTGAACTCACATCAAGTGCCAAAGAGCGGTACTGGTTGCTTGGACCAGCCGTCGTGAGGTTGTTTGGTGCCGCCTGGATGCGTATCCTGTAGTGATTGTCTCCCGCAGTCGTTCCGGCCGGTTCTCCGTCAGTTCCATTGGCTGTCGTGGTCGTGTTCGTGACGCTGGCCACGAGCGGAAATGAACCCAGCAGGACACTAACCTGCCCGGCGATATAGCCGTTGCCGCTGAGTCCTGCTGTTGTGCATTGTGCCGCTACGGTCCCTGCCGTCTGTCCAGCAGCAATCGTGAGCGCTGAGGTCGTGGCGAAGATGTTGAGGCCGTCTTGGGTCCCGATCTGCGTACCAGAAGCAATCGTAGTGTCAGATGGCTGTGCCGCAATGAGCGTGAACTGTAACATCGTCGTGGCGTACTGCGCGGGGAGCCTGGTGCAATCCAGATACTCGCCAAGGTAGTCCAGCATCGGGTAGACGGCGAATGCGAGCAGGTTCTGGAGGCCGCAATACTGGATTGCGTTGCGCACCAAAATCTCGCGGTAGGCATAAAGGTTGATAAGCAGTTGCTCGACCTGGGCCGGGTAAAGGGTCCTACTGGTGTCCGTCTCGAACTTGCTCACCATGTCGTTCAGAACTAGTGTTGCATCGAGTCCGTCTGAGTCATTGACGAACGATGGCGTAGGCAGATCAACAGGGACCGTCTGAGGAGTGCCGGTGGCGGCTGGGAACGTATTCGCTGGAATGATGACCGGCATTTAAGAAGATCCTCCCACAGGTACTGTCGTGCTCTCTGTGCCTATCGTAGTCGTGGTAGAACTGCTCGATCCCATATTCGGCTTCCAGTTGATCGTCACATCGAGAGTCCCGATGTTGGTTGTGCTGGCGGCAACATCAACGCTCTCAAGGGTGATGCGCGGTTCCCAATCGTCAATCGCTGAGGATATGGCACCAATGATGGCCGGAATCGCAACGGTAAGCGGCCGGTCGAGGAACTGCGTCAGGTCGCAGCCGAACGTGGGGCGGAAAGGATCTTCGCCGGGGATTGTCGAAAAGATGATCTTGAGCGTCTGATGCACGTCGGAGAGCGCTTGGCACACTTGTCCGAGTCCTGATCCTGGTCCTCCTCCAGCCGTCGAATCAAGCATCAACTCCCAGCTGGCGGACTGGATATTGGTGAGGGTCGCATATGGGAAAGTCGTCGACATCAGTTTGAAACCTTCGTCAGGACACTCTCAATCGTGCTTGCCGTCCATGGCGTTGTCGGTGCGCCGGTCACTCCACCTTGCGGGTCGGAGTGCGTGTGTGCATTGAACGCTGTCACCAGTTTACTAACCAGCGCCAACGCATCCGCCGCCGCGCCGCCGTTGGTAAGCGAAATGCTACTTGCAGCCTGAATCTCAACATTGCCGCTCGAATCCAGTTCAACTTTTCCTCCCGATGGTTGTGTAAGCACCATCTGACCACCGGCCCCGAGCGTCACCTGAAGCTGGTGTGTTGACGTGTTGTAGTGGATGATCGTCCCGTCCGCGAATTGCGTGTAGCGGTCGGCAGGCGTGAGTCCTGCTGGTGCCGAATCTACCGTTGACGGGACACCGCCGGTCACGATGCCGTTTTCGTCCCACTCATCCATGACGACTGAGACCTGCTCGCCAATGTCTGGCTGCCAGAAGTCTTTGTCATTCATCGTCTTCATGACTTGGACTGGCAACCACCACGACAGAACATTACCCTGGTCAGGAAACTGCACGCGCACCCGGTAGGGCGGCACAGACTCAATCTGCGCGACAATGCCCGTCCTGTAGGGCGGGTGGAACTGCTCCGTGTATGGTCCGCGCACTGGGTCTGGCATTTACTCTCCGTAGTCGTCTGAGGCGAACTGTGTTGCTGCGCCGGTTATTGTGGTCCTGAGTTCCAAAGAGGTTTTGTACCCATTCCGGTCCAGCCGGTGCTTGCCTTCGTTGATGATCCATTTTATCGAATCAAGAGCCGTTCCGAAGCCTGAGAGCATGACCGGATTCCCGGCCCGGTAGACCATCGAGCCAGGAATGATCACCTCACCCTTCAGGACATGCATATTGGCGGCGTGGAGATGGGCCTGTGCGCGCAGAGTGGCCTGCTGTGCGTTCTCTATGCGCTCCCGGACTAGTAGAGTGTCCTGAAGGCTCAAGTCGGTGCTCTGAGTCGTTGTGGAGGCGGCGTTGGCCGTTGCCTGAAGAAGTTTCTTCGAGTTTGGGTCAAAATACATCACCACAGCCTTTTTGTAGGTCTTGTCTCCGTGGTGCTGCTGGTGAATGCGGAAGCGCGTCGAGTCCGTCTTGTAGATCGTCAGCGCGCCGGTCTGTGCGTCGAGTTGTGGCCGGCTGTAGAAGACGAGTTGATTCCCGCGGATGGTGAACTCGTAGTTGTGCGCGTTGGCGATGCGATGCAGGAATCCGAGATCAGTCTCAAGTCGCTGCGTCAGGCGTTGATAAGGAACGTCAGGACTCACCGCTGAAGAGTCAACACTCATGCCGTACTGGTTGGCGATGGTGTTCGCTATTGAAATGAGGGATTGGCCTTCATAGGCGACTGATTTTGGGGTCCTGATGGCGTGCGTAACTCCGGCCTGTATCGCTCGGATCAAGAACGTGTCTGGTGGTCCCTCCGACTCCCATTCGTCCACCTCAAAGTTCCCGCAGGACACGAGAGATTGGCCTTGATAACCGATGGACAGACTCAGCGCCGTGCCGATGACCGGGGGATTGTTTGCCCATGCGCGCGCCGAGTCCTCAACCTGAATCTCCAGCACGTTCGCCTTGCCACCAATAGCCTCGTCATAGTGGATGTGCTGGGAATGAGTGAGCAGGTTGCCGGCGACTTGAGTACCGCCGATCTTGATTTGCCACGCCGGGATTTGAACGGATGCGCTCATTGTGGTTTAATAATACCTGTGGGACTCCTGTGAGCTGCCTGGAGAATATCCATTAGTAGCGACACCGGCCGGCGATCTCAGACCCGGATTCAACGGTAAACGGCGGACAACTAGGAGTAGACGAGAGAGTGGCAGACAATCCGAGCCCAAAGGATTGTGACACGGCCAATCACGGACCTGCCCTCTCTCTTCCATACTCATCCCCATCAAACAACTTCTCCTTCTATGGAGCATTTGCGGTCACTTCCCTAGCGGTGAGCATTTCAATAAGGCCAATTCTGTAGATTTCTGCATTCCTTAGACAGTGAAAATTTTCCGACCTTATACCAAGCGGGTCGCCGTCAAGGATTACATGGTCACCATGGCTGCTTGATTCGATTTTGATGCGATCCGCCGCCGGTAGCAAAGCGCATATACGGTTCGCTTCAAATACTGCGTACACCACGCGAATCGCTGCGGCCATGCCGGCTTTCAAATCTTCCAGCGGATACTGAGTACACATGCAAGATGGAGCTGCCATGGCGTATGCACAGAGTGCCGCCATAATCAGTTCTTCGTCGATTGGTTTTAATTCCTTCTTTTTCAGCTTCTTCCCCTTAATAGCGGCCACGTCTTCCACAAATTTCACCACGCGCCGAGAAAGTTCATCATTTGACATTTCCATAGTCTCCTCCTCCTCTTATTAAACACCTTCCAGCGCGTTTATCAAGAGGAATATTCAACCCCACGGCGTGCTGCTGGTTGTGCTGGTTGCTGGCGTAATCAGCGGGACAAAGACCTGTGTGCCTTGCGCCACATAATCGCCAATCGGAATGCCTGGGTTGTTCTGAATCAGCGGCTCAATCTGCGTACTGTCACCGTACATCTTCCACGCAATCGAGTCCCAGCGCTCCCCTTTGGATACGTAGATGATGCCCGAGGATGGCGCGGCCGGATTGACATAGGTGGTGACGAGTGATGCCGTCAGGACCCCGCTTCCACCGTTTGGAATTACGACATTCGGCATCTAGGCAGCCCTCGCAATCGTGCTCAACGGGATATTCGTATAGGGCGTCTGTGCCGGTATGCCCGAGGGGGAAGCCGTGGCAGGACTCACGACAAGCGTCGATCCGGCCGCCGCGCTCTGTGAAGTGGTGAGCCCTGGAGGATTGGTGTTGATAGTCGAATTGCCAATGGTACCGACCGTCATGGTGTTGCTCTGGAGCGTAGATGGTGCGACGTACTCAGTCAGCTCAAGGTCCATCTCCGCAGCGATCGCAGAGCCATCGTCGGCCATCCACCGCTGTTTCAGCCGGTAGTTCGAGATGACAAAGGTCCCGAGGGTGTTCTTGTTGCCAAAGACGAATTGCTGCGGAACATGGAAGTCGGCAAGCTGAGTCAGAGCATCAATGGCCGTCTGGGGCTTGCACCAGAAATTGTGAAGGTAGATCGACAGTTCAACGTGGCGCAGGTTGTCGTAAATCCACTGCAACACGGGAGGCGCACCGATTACATTGATTGCTTCATAGTGGTACTTCTTCTCAACCTCCAGCTTGGTAGGACTCGCAAGAGGCTGAAACGAGATTGGGCCAAACGATGCAAACATCAGCGCGCTCCCGCAAACGAATGATCGCCAAAACTGCGGCGCGCATCATCATGCTGTGAATCACGCAGGAATCTCATAAACCTGCGTTCGTGCTCACCCATAACATCATGAACGGCAGAGCCAACACCTTGTGCATCAGATGATCCATTCACATTTACGGTGATGCTGGGGCTGTAGTGTACATCTCCCGAGTGCGCTGAAATCATAGTTGCCGCATCGGCGTTCGCAAAATTGCGATAGCCAGGAATTTTAAGCATCCATGGTTCGACTTCGGTTGCATTGGGGCCAGGACCAGCCTGATGACCGGCACCAAAGTTTCCTCCCAACCACCCCCCGAGAGCCCCTACAGCCGTCAGTGCTGCAATAAGCGGACCAAGCGCTGCTACTACTGATCCGATGCTGCTTACAAGTGAAGCCGCATCCCATCCCGAAAGCAAGAAAAGGGCGATCCGTGCAGAGTAGAGCATATCAATAAGAGCCGGAATACCCGATGCAGCCCAACTAAGGCGCATAAATGGGAGAAACATTTTTCCGGCTCCCATGATTCCGGCAAATGTCACCAGTCCTGCTGCGGCCATAGCTAAGTCTGTTCCAATCTTCGCGATAGCGGGATGAGCATTCGTGAGCCCAGTCAATGCGGTAGTCATCTCTGTCAGAGCTTTGGTGATTCCATCTATTTGCCCTTTGGTCCCTACACCTAATGCGACCCTAAGATTTGTCGCAGCGTCTCCAAGCCGCTTAAACGCTGCTGATGTAGTGTCGTTGACCTTCTGCGCGTCCTTGGCCGCTTCCCCCTCGTCCGCATTAAACCGCGCCAGGACTGCGTGCATGTCGCCCATGTTCTGCACCAGCAGGCCTAGAGCATCATTCTGACCCTTCATCTGGTTCACGAGGGCCGAGCGTTGCGCACTTGGCAGGTTGGCGATTTGCTGAAGAGTTGCAATCAGGTCGAGATGCTTTTCTTTCGTCCGCTGGATATGTAGACCATACCGGGCGAGTTCGTTCGTTCCCTCTTTGTTCGATTCGGTGAGTTTATCAATGATGCCCTTGACGACGATTGCAGCCCCGGCCCGGCCGCCCTGCCCGAGCTTGCTCAACTCAGCCCACACAGTGAAGAGTTGATCTACATCTACATGAGTCTTGCCGGCTACCTGCCCCAACTGCCGCAGGTCTCGCTCCATGTTGCCGACTGGGGCATCAGACTTTAGGAATCCGGCCCGCAAGAGCGCCAGGTTGTCAGAGAGTTTCTCAAGGGACTCATTTGTGTCCTTGCCTTTGATTTTCAGATTCTCAAAAGCTGAGCCGAGGATGTTTGATCCTGTCGTCGCATCCACCCGCAAGGCCGTCGCGAGTTGCGTGGCGATCTCCGTAGCCTTCAGGGTGGCGCCCACATCCCCGAGCTTCTTGTACATGTTCTCTTGGGCTGTGGTGATGTCTTCTGCGGACTTCGGGAACTTGATGGAAAGCTCTTCGGCTTGATCCTGAAACTGCTTTAGGGCCTCTGCGCTGTCGTTCGTGACCATCCGCAGACCGACCTGGGCATCCTCAAAAGCAGACGCGGGCTCGATAATGCCTTTCAGCATCTCGTAGCCCGCTCCGATCTCCAACGCTGAATACCAGATGCCGTGAAGGCTGTCCGAGAACTGCTCAAAGCTCTCGCTCACCTTCTTCAGCGGCTCTGTTGCCTCGTCGCGGAGTTGGACGAGTACCTTCAGTATGGATGTCTGATCGTCTTCTGCCATTGCTTAGACCCTCGGAGGCCAGTTCCAGTGTCCCGGCTTCGGTTGTTCTGAGTACGGGACATAGCGGTTGAAGAACTGCCCCGTCGGATTCAGGACACAAAGGCCAACGGTGGTCTGTGTCCCAGTGCTGTCAATCACGAGATTCTCCACTGAGGAGTCGCCCGGTTTGTAGATTTCCGTGATGATTGCAGCGCGTGGCTGCGGTGTGTACTCGCCACCGGGCGTCCCATATGACTGGTAATGCACGATGCGGCCGACTGATGGTTTCTGTTCGTTCACTGTTTCCTCCTCTTGTTCATCTGCTTTTCAACTGCTTTCGAGTAGGAGTGCATAACTTGGTACCACCCTACTAAATCACCTATTGACATGGCATCGATGGATTCAGGACTGACCCCTTCATGCACCATCGCGCCCAGTGCTTCCATGCTTAGGACGACTGGTCTGTTGCCGCGTCCCGATTGGGGTTCGGAGCCTCCGAGGTCGGTTTCAGGACACTGGAAATCCTCTGGAGCAAAGGGCGCAATACCTGAGAGACCTCGGCGCGAAACACCATCGCATCGTCGAAGTCCATCTCGTCCACGTCTTCCATGCGGATGCGCTTTCCGTCCACGAGCGCAAGTCGGGAGGCCAGGGCGTCCTGAATCTTGATGCTGTCGGCATTCTCACCGGCGACCGTAGCGGCTAGGCGCTGGTCACGGCCAGTCCCTTTCAGCAAGATCACATGCTTGCCAGAAGGAAGGTCGAACTCGCGGCGAATCTGTTCGGGGGAAGGGGTTATGTCGGAAGTCAGTACGATGGGTCCTGTTGCCATTTGAATCACCTCACGCCAGTGCTTGGCTATGGTTGGGGTCCGGGGTCTCTACGTTCCTTGCGAGATGTTGAGCCGAACATTGAACGTGTTGCCGTCCGTCACGAAGCCGATGAACCCGCTTGATACCGCCGTCAGGAATTCGGGCGGTGCGCCGGGCAAGATTGCGAGTCCTGTCTGAGGAGTGACCACAACAGGACTCGATGCGCTCAGTGCGACATATACAGGCTCAGCTCCCACATTGGCGAGCCGCAACGTTGCGCCTGAGCCTGGATTGGCAATGGTCTGCGCGGATCCAGTCGCCACAACTTGGATTGATGCTGATGGAGAAAATCCGTTGGCTGCCACTTATCAACCTCCGATGTTTGCGCGATAGCCGGCCAACTGGTCAACGCCATTCACGACATACTGATTCGAAAAAGCGTCGAAAAGGTAAATCGGGACTCCGGCCACGCTGAGGTCGATATGGTAAACATCGAAGCTCGAAGTGAACTCCACCAGTTCCTGAGACTTGAAATCCACGTCTCCCACATCGAACGGAACGCCGCTGAAGTTGTAGATGACTGGCGCCTCGAAGATTTCGCCCGACGAGGATAGCGTCTGCAAGTCGCCGAGGCAACTGATGAAGCATGTCTGGCTGGAGAGCGCTACTTGGCTGATGGTAGTGGGATCGAACGAAGACCACTTGATGGTGGACTCCATCATGTCCCAGCCGGTCGGGATCTTGATGCGCGCGGCCATGCCGAGGCCTTTGTAGTCGGTCCTGATGCGCTTGGGCTGGGGGATCTTCACTTCCGCAGCGCGCCCGAGGAGTTCGACACCATTGAGATAGACATTGCAATTGCTCAAACTGTTAACGACAAGTTGTCCCACGGTGCGCTCCTTATGCCGTCACGTTGACGTTGCTGGTTGTGCTGGTGCTCGTTACAGATGCTCCGAGGTTCGCCAGCAGACTGGTGTTGATCGAGAAGTTGTAAACGATCTGCTCTGCCGGCGGGGGCGGCATGACGCTAATCTCGAAAGTGATTTGACCATTCGCCAGACTGGCCGGAGGATTGTCAACTGGGTTATAGGTGACCGTGCTCCCGGCTATCAGCGCACCTTGCTGAATGAGCGAATTCAGGAATGCATTCACGCTTTGCAGGATGCTGTTGATGAGTCCGTTGGTGATGGGCTTGTCGACGAAGGGGAGCGAGCTGTACTGGATGCTCTGCTCCACGACGTCGAGGGTCCTGCGCACGGCGATGAACGTAGTGACTGCGCTGCTCGACGGGAAGCTCGATGCTCGGTTGCCCCAGATCCTGTATCCAGTCCCGAAGCCGTTGAAGACTGTCAGGATACCGGCCGCGTTCAGTGCATTCGTGTCCGAAGTCGGATCGTAGGCGCTCATGTAGAGGCTGACATCGGGACCCAGAATCCCGTTGATGACAGTGTTGGATGGCGAGAACCAGAAGCCATTCGCAAGGTCGTTGGATGCTGTAGCACCCGCTACCCAAGTGCTGTATGGGGTATCTACGGTGCCGCTCATGGTCGTGTAGCCGATGGTTCCCTGCGCGCTCACCACTACGCCGGTGGGGCTGATAGACGTTGGCGTCTTCAGTTGCCAGGGGAAGGTGAGGGCGAGCCGGTCGCTGCCCTGATTGAAGGCGTTGCCAGCAGCGCCACGGTTGGCGATGGCAGTTGCGACGGTAGTGTTCGGCGGGGCGTCGGTGAAAGCGATGGCCCGGAGCTTCGTCGCCATGGCTAGCAGGTTGGCGCTTGTCGACGCATCGTAGAAGGTCGGGGTGATGAGCAGCTTGGCGAACAGGCCCATTGTCTGGAATGTGGTCTGCAACGCCTGGATGCCGGTGTAGGTGCTTCCGGTCACGCTCCCGATGATGTCGGTGTAGGCAACCTTGGATGGGTCGCAGTAGGCCGCTGTGACTTGCAGCGCCTGCGCCGAGGTGATTGCGCCGCCGCTCTTCGTGTAGAGCAAACCGTTCACATAGTCGATGGTGTAGTCCGTGCCCTCGACATAGGTTGTCGAGCCGGCCTGGTTCTTCACCACGACGGTTGTAGGCGGTCCCGCAAAGGTCACGTTAAAGGTGGCACCAGTTCCAACGCCCGAGGTGCTGGCTTGAGCCACAGGGTTCGCCGGAATAGCCGAGTAGCTGCCCGCAGTGGATACCGTGGCGGTCAGGACACCAAAGACTCCAAGGTTGAAGGTGGCGCCAGTGCCGAGTCCTGTCGAGCTTGCCTGTGTGAACGTCGCGCTGTTGACCGTGAAGCTTCCGGCGTTGACGATGTTGAAGGTGGCCACGCCCAGAGTGATAGCCAGTTCGGCACCAGCCAGCCCTGCGCCAGTCACAGGCTCAAGAGCCGGGGCGGTGGGGTTGACAGTGTAGGAACCTGCCAGAGTGATCGACAGGACCGCGGTAATTGCGCCGCCTGATACCGTCACAGACGCTTGGAACTTCGTCCCGGTGCCGGTGGTGCCGGTCACGGTCTGAGTCCCGTTCGTGCCGCCGCTGCCGCCGGCCGCCACCGTTGCGCCAGTCACCTGAGTGGATGTAACGGTCAATTGTGGAGCTACCGACGATGTTCCGCCGGTGAGCGTGATGCTATCGCCGGGCGCGTAGTTGTGCGAGGTAGCGCCGCCGGGGGCATTCACGGCCAGCGAGATGAGCTTCGTCGTCGCCACAGTCAGTACGGCAGCGGTGGAGTAGGTCCCGCCCGCCAGGGTGACGGTATCGCCTGTTGCATAACTGTGGCTTGCCGCGCCGCCCGCCTGCGCCACGGTGTCAACCGAAGCGGTAGAAAGGGGAGTGTTGGGCAAGCCTGGACCAATTAGGCCCATGTGGCCGAGTGTTACCGGCACACTGTTGGATGCGGGTCCTGTCAGGGGATTCAACGTGTACGTGCTCTGGTGCAGAAGTGGGTTGAACACGTCGATGACAATGACGGCACCCGCACCCTGGAGTTGAATGTCCGCAAGAGCTTCGGGAATCGTGTACCCGGCAATCTGTTTGCCGAAGTTCGAGCCCTGCGCGGCGGACTGGATGAGTGTCGGGACGTTGATTCCGGGTCCTGCTCCAGACGATGCCGACCATTGCGGAGCCGAGCCGATGAGGCCAATAACTGCCGAGTTGACCACTTGGATCGCTACGCCGTTGGTGTTGACCTCGGTTACCGTGATGCCGTGGAAGAAAGCCATTTTCTCCGCTCCTTTGCCGCCAAACGTGAAAAGGCCGGGACGAATCGGGCTTATTAAGCCTTCTTCATCCCGGCCAGGTTGTTCCTGTACCGTCGATACAAAGTGTATCAGGTTACTACTCCGATGGGACGATGATCTGATCCCCGCTCGGACTGACATTGAAAATCGCTTGCTGCAAGTTCGCCAGTGCGTAAGAGGGCAACAGCCGCGGACGAATGGTGATGACGTTGAAAGTCAGATCGTACAGCCAGACGCGCCCTTGAGGGTCCTGTTCTGAGAACCTTTCCTCGGTGAAGTAGGCATGGCGGCATCCGGTCGGCTGGAATCCCCCAAGTGCCGATTCAATCGCATCAATGAGCGCGTAGACCGAGCCCGCCCCGCTGAGGTTCCACGCCGTCTTGCGCGCCTCGACATGGATCTTGAACTGGAGAGTCCGCTCTTGGACCATGCTCGACGTCGCAAGGGGCTTCGATAGTCCTGTGTTGCTGTAGGAGATCAGGACGAAAGCAATCGCCGAACTTGCCCACCACGTATCGAGGTCAAAGGCCGGGTAGATGTAGACTGGGATTGCCAGCGAACCGGAAACAAAGAATGCCACGAGTTGAGCGGCAATCTGGTTCTGAATCGAGTCTACGGTGAGGGACGCGGCGGGCGTATTGGTCCTTCCACCCCATGCCGTAGGGTCAATCTGTACCGGAAGCTCGCCATAGGTGGGGTCGCTCATTTACCCATTCGCCTTTGCGCTCAACTTCTCGGCTCGCGCCGCCGCTTCCTCTGCCAGTTTCTGATGTTCAGCCGCGCCCTTGGGCAGGTTGTCGCGGTAGGAGTTGGCAGCTTCACGGTAATGCTCATGTGCTTGCCTATGAGCGGCAGCCGCTTCCAGATGCTTGGCCTTCTGCTCAACGGTGAGTTCTGGCGCTGTCTGCCCATCCTGAACGCCTCCCCAACCGTAGGCCTTGCGCTGGTGCTCATCCCTCATCTGCGAGTGGTGCAGACCGTGAGCGATGGCCAGGTGCATCTTCTCTTCGCTCGCACCGGCATCTCGCTTTGCAAGTCCGCGCGTCTGACCGCAGATAGAGCAGGTGCAGCCGAGTCCGTGGTTGTTGTATGGGTTGGGGGTTGCTGCCTTTGCCATTCCCATTCTGGAGTCTTCATAGAACATTTGTCACCTCGAATGCGGCAGTACGATTTCTACGCCGAAGTTTTGCTTGCTTAGACGTTGCGCCGATGAGCCGGTGATAGTCAAGGTCCGATGCGTGATCCAGCACTCTTGCACCAGTCCGCCCAGGGTCAAGTCTGCCGTTGGCCCGACCGAGTCCTGTATGGCGCTCTCGACAGCATCCGCAAGGTTGTTAAGATTTGAGACATTGGTCTCATCTGGAACTTCGCCTTGAAGGGAAACAACTGAAATCGTGCAGAGTAGAGATACCCGCGCAGGCGCAAATAGAACGCTACGGTCATAGATTTCACCGGCCTCCATCATGAAGAATGCGGGGTACTGCTCCTCGGCCAAGTCAGTATCAGGAACCGGACGACGGCCAGCATAATTGAAGAGACTTGTCGGGGTCACCAGCGCCGCCTTCAACTGCGCGAAGAATGCCGAATAGATGGCCTCCCGGCCTAAACTGTTTCCCATTATTAAGCCTCTCTCCAATGTGCCTCGTAGCTGAAAGGCTTCCCGCATTCTTTGCACGGAGCGCTACTGTGTCTATCAGGCTCTTTCCCTTCTTCGCCTACAAACGGATGTGGTTTGATGCCAGTCTTGGCAAGTTTGGAGCAATCGCCTTGTGCCATTCCGAGTTGCGGTTCGTTGTAGAACATGGCTACTCTCCGGACTCCTTGATTCCTTCGTCAACTGCCATCTTAAGCCGTCCCGCAATCCATGCCACATTGGCATTCAGCGCAGGCCCCGCGAATGGCCGCGCCGGGATCGAGACGTGATGAACCAGCACAAAAAGCAGATGCACGATGCCATCCATGACGCCGAACATGTAGACCTGATTGCCCACGTTCGAGAAAAAAACTCGTTCGTAATCCCCTTTTTCTATTGCGTCCCGCGGTGCAAACCTTGCCACTCCTGCCGGGGTAAGCGCGTCTTCCATGGGAATTGCCAGCATGTGTCCGCTAGCCGCGTCGATCTCTGCACCAAACTCCTGGGCTTTAGCGTATCTCAGGTGCTGTCCAGCCATCATACCGCCGGTGAGTCCGTGGGCATCTTCTTCGACAGGTAGGGTCGCCATTGAAGATGCGAGTTTCCCAGACCGTCTCGTGAGTCCTGATTCTGTGAAGTGCTTCTGACCGTATCTTACCAACTGATCGCCGATGTTCGCCAGTTGGCGGCGCGCGGCCTTTCTGATGGCTGGTCCCATATGATCCAACCGTGCAGAGAGCCGCTTGCCGCCTTCTAGGGTGATGTCCACAACTACCCTTGTGCCACGATGAACCATTTTGTTGCGCTGGTGCGACGAAGAGTTACACCATTGTTCCCTGAAACAAAGTTTCCGAGAACTCCATTCAGTCCAATCGAATCGGAAGGCGATGCAGATACTACGTTGCCATTACTCCCAGGGTCACTTACTGTAATGACTTCAACTACATCTCCGATAAATGAGTTTGAACTGTCGGGAAGCAAGACTCCATAATCTCCAGAGGGAGAGGCTGGGACGGTGACCAAAACAACTGTGTGAATACCAGTTCTATCGAATGGGGCCGCGCCGATTGTTCCGTTGGGTCCTGCCACTGCCGTAATTGCTACAAACTGTCCCTGCACGTCAATTGTTGCCATGATCTTCCCCGGTGAGTGGGGCCTACGATGAGGCCCCGTGTTGAGATGGTTATTAAGAGAGTGTGGCAGCATTCACTGCATTGGCGATATACCAAACACCGCCAGCAGCAACGAGCGACAATTGCGTGTTTGCCAAACTGCCGGTGGTCGAGAATGTGATAATGTGTTTCCCTCCGACAACGGCATTGGCTGGAGTAGTCACAGTGTGTGCGGCAGAATTTACAGAGATGAGCAGAAGCTCTGACCCATCTTGTCCACCTTGTGATGCTGGACCAGCAATAGGAGCTCCGAGTGTATATGCTCCGGCTGTAGCAGCTGTGAGAATGACGGTTCCTGAGACGCTCGCGATTGTTCCGCTAGTAGCAGATATTACTTGCACTGGTTCAATGATTCCATGGTTGAGGAATCCGCTGGTGTTGAACGTTGGGGCAATGGTTGAATCGCCTGCCAGTCCGGAGTCAACCAAGCTCAACGTGGGCGGAGCGGACTGCACACCGCCATAGGCATTCAGCGTCACGCCGGAGATGTTGGAGGCAATCTTGCCTTGGTTTGCGCCGCCGGTCACGCGGTAAACGTCATAGACCGCATTGGGGATCGTGTTCCACGAAATGGTGTTGGACGCGGCCGCCGAAAGCGTTGCGGCGCCTGTCGTAATTGTGGCGGTCGCGGGTACCGTTTGCGTCCCGAGTTTGGCAATCACGGCGTAGGTGTAGGTGGTCGAGGCGGCAGCCAGTGGCACTACAGTCACCACCGGAGGAGTTACGGGCACAGCTTGGACCGCCGTCACGAGAGCATTGACGAGATCTGTCTGCTGTGCAGCCGCAGTGTTGGGCGATGTGCTTACGATGTTGAGATTCGACATTGTTTTACTTCTCCTTTTGGTGGCTAGATGGTTCCCATGCCGTCAGTTGGGAAGACTTCGCGGTGCTTATCGAGCATCGAGATCGTGGATGGATGCGCGTCCTTCAGGAAGTAGTTGATCCGGTCAGGTCCTACGCCGCTTCCGGTATCACCTACGCGCGTCCTGTTCTTGAAGAGCAGCGCCGACTGCTGCATACAAGCCATCTGAAAGTCGTCAGGGACCATGTTTGCATTGCTTGGCAGGACCGGAATAGCGCCCTCGCACCGCCAGTAGACGCCATTGTCGTTGGTGAGGGAGTTGCGCGTCTGGCCCCACGCTGCAGGCATCATCGCGCCCGTCGTGCCGCCGTTGACTGCCTCATAGTAGAAGCCGCCAACCTGAATCTGCGCGTTGGCCAGGGTAACCGACGCCGCAGTCCATCCCGGCAAGGTCAGGACTCCAAGCTGGCCCGGCGTCATGAACCCGCCAGAGTAGTTCAGCATGATGTTCTGGTGGCCTTCCCAGAAATACTCATGCGTGAGATTGATAAACCAGTTATCCCATGAGAAGAAAGAAGGTGATCCGTTCACAGAAGCAGCCAGCGTGTGTCCTGTTTCCCCCGCGTACCGCGCCAAGTTCACAGACGAGACGCTGAGGATGGGATAGACCAGAGCACGCATTGAGCGGCGCCCATTCCCATTCCGGACCTCGGAAAACGTCCCCACGGCCAAGGTGCGCGAGACATAACGCTCAATTCCGTCTGATACTGCGGTGATGATCTTTGCCAGTGTGGAGTCTGATGCGGTTGTTTGGCCCAAAGCGGGGCTTATGTAGTTCTTCAGGTCCGTCAATGTCGTCAAATCAACCGCATGAGGCATCTGTGTTACTCCACCTTAATGCGCGCGCTCTGCTTGCCGGCGACCTTCACTTCTCCCGGAACTGGAAGATTCAAGTCCTTCGCGTTCGCGGCGATGGCGTCAAAGTCCTCTTGGCTCACCGTCATGCTGACCGGCGAAATCTTGAAGCCGATAGCCTGCAGCTTCGGGACGCTCTCCTCTTGCACGGTCACGAACCCGGTATCATCTGCCTGGTAGTTCCTGCCATCGACAGAAACTTGCGAATTACCTTCAGGACACTGCAATCTGACCATTCTCATTCCCTCCAAAAAATAAGGCAGGAGGCGTTAGATTGCCGCCGCCTGCCTCATTGTAAATCCATCCACCGGTTAGAACGTCTGGGTTCCCGTCGGCTGGTTGATGTTGGTCAGGAGAGCGAAGGCCGGGGCGAAGTACAAAGCGAACGTCTCGTCAACATACACGCCGTACTCGTTGCGCCGGGTGCGCAGGGGCCAGGACACTTGTACATAGTCCTGACGGACACGCGCTTCGAGGATGTTGGCCACACCGCTCAACGGGTAGGGCGAACGGTCAGACCAGAACAGAATCGTGCCCGGAGGCAGGTTGGGGTGCGTTTCAATCGGCAGAGTGTTGCCGTAGATCTTGTTCTTGTAGGCGTTGACCGCGCGCCCGGCCACGATCTTGGACCCGCCGCCCTCATCCGCCTCAAACACCATGCGGAGGCTGTTGTTGGTGCTGGCCGTGTTCAAGAACTGAGCGATGTTCGAGTTCAGGTCGGTGGAGCTGACGAGAATCCGGTCAAAGCCAATCTTGTACTGGTCGTAAGCAGCCTGGAATACAGCATCGAACTCGACGATGCTGGTACCGGCAATGGTCAGCCCGGTATTGCCGCTGGCCCCTTGGAAGATCAGCGCGCCCGATCCCGCATAGCCGAGAGTACCGCTGGCCACAACGGGCAGGTTCGGGTTGGTTGCCATGGCGGTGCCAGGAGCGGCGCCGGAGACAGAACCGTTGACTTGGCTGAGAATACCATCAGGCAGCAGCGTGTTGGTTGAGTTGTCCTGATACGCGCCGTTGACCTGCAAAGCGGTGATCAGTTGATTGGTGTTGGACGGGACGGCGCTGAACTTCGCCTGGTTCGTGGTGGTGATGCCCTGGAGGCGGGTCGCGCCGGCCGTGGTCCCGAAGTACCACGCATAAGCTACGGCATTGACAACGGGGGTGACTGTAGCGGTGATGATCTGGCCAGCCGTCGGGGTGATGGTGGCCTGCGCCGAAGGCTGAGCCGATCCTCCGCCCACATTGGTGACTGTTCCCGTGGTGCTCGTCAGGGTGATCTGGCCGGGGATGCCGTTCGCCATACTGCCGGTGCGCCAGCCCGCATGACTGAGGGCCACTGCCACGATGTAATACGGCACGTTCGACAGAGCCGAACCACTGCCAGCAGCGGTAAGGGTAGGTGTGGGAGTGATACCCAGCGGGGTGGAGGCGTTGCCGCCGATGAGCGTTTGCTCTTCGCCCACCATGACACCTTGCAGCGTGGCCTGAATCGTCACGCCTTGAGCATCGGGCTTGAGGTTGAGAGCGGCCAGACGAGCTTCCCAGGATACGGAGCCTTCGAGACCCATCGTCTTGTAGCTCGCCAGTTGGTCCTGAACCGTGATGGCAGAAGCGGCCGCGCGCTCGCCCTCGGGTACACCAATGGAGACGTTGTTGACGTTGATGCCGGTGACCCTCTTCCAACGATGCGCCGTGCCGCCATCGGCGGGGACGCGGGGGAGGCTGGAGATCAGCGGAATCAACTGCTTGAACGGGTGCATTTCCTGAACGATGCGGCTCAGGTCGTACCACACCAGCCCCGTGTTCTGGTCAACAGTGTCGGCCTTTGCGAGAGTGCCAACACGCTCGTCAATGGCCTGCTTGAATACGTCACTTTGCAGGAACTTCTCAAAATCATTCATCTCAGATTCTCCTATTGCCGAGTTGCTGACTACGAACTGGGACCGCTGTGAACTGCGCCGGGACTAGTTGCCGCCAAGATCAATCTTGAAGTTGGGGTCGTTGATCGACTTCGCAAACCCGCTACCAGGGGTACACATCAAGCCGAAAGCGCGCGCCGTCGCCTGCTCCGAACTGCGCTGGTCATTCGGGTCGGCTTCCGATAGCGACTTGTTGATAAGCCTGTTGAAGTCCGGCTTGCCGTCGCTGGACGGGAACACATCGCCGGTGGAGCTGGCATTGAACAGCTTCGGACGTCGGCCAGCAGAGGGCTGATTCTCAAGGACGGACATCTGGCCCTTGAGGAAAGCGTTGTCGGCGATCAGCGGAGCGGTAGCTTCGGCCACAGCAGCCTTGACCATCGTCGCAATCGCAGCCGCCGAATAGGGCGAGTCGCCCGCGCCGCGGTAGCTGTTGCCTTCCACTTCGCCCTCAGTCATGCGCCGGGGAGAAAGCTCTTCGACATTCTCCGAATCAGGCTTTTCACCCAAGTCGGTTTCCGACTTCTCGCCTTCCCAGCCGGTCATAGCCTTGCCGAGAGCAGCGTGGGCCAGTTCGTGGTGGTCGGCAATGTCGTTCATGTGTCCTGAAAGCGCCGTCAAGTGTTTCTTGAACTCGTCGCCGCCGTCGGCCGCCTTGCCCATGCACTTGTGGAGGGCTTCAATCTCATCGATTGCTTTGCCGTGGGAGGCGGAAGCCTTCTTGATATGGTCATCAGCCTTCTTGATGGCCGCCTTTTTTCCTGCCGCAAATCGCTTCTGGAGGTCAGTGTCCATGATGGTGCTCTCCTTTTTCTTGGTGCTGCCCGGCCAGTCGGTCGGCAGAAGGTGGGTGGCGTTCAGCGCTTTCGCGCGTGCAATGATGTGAGCTTTGGCTTTCTCGGGGTCCGATGCGCGGCCAAAGGCCTTGACGGCATTCTCAAGGTCACTCACGTTGGCAATTGGGTAACTGCCATCGGGAAGAGCAATGCCCTGGGATGCCAGATGCTTGCGCTGTTTGTCGCTGAACTCGCGCTTCTCAAATTCCGAGTCCATTATCTTGGTCAGATCAGTCAACTCGTCGGCAGTCAGTTCCTCGGACTCGGCAGGACTCGGAGCGGCTTCTGGAGCGGCCTTAGCGAGTTCCGGCAAAGCAATCTTGCCCATTCCGAGAATCGTTCGGAACGTGTCAAGTGCCTTTTCCATCAAAGTTTCGTTACTGGTTTGATTCTCCATTGACCCTCCAAAGGCGAGTCCGCCGGCAATCTTCACGATGTCGATGCGGCAGTCAGAGTTCGCCGGCCGGTCTACGAGGCTGATCTCTCGCAGGAAAAGCGCCTTGACCACATCGCCAACCTTCTCCAGCTTGGAGCCTCCAATCGAGAAACCTTTATAAACGCCGTCCTTGCATTTCTTCCACGCGACGGCATCGCTGATCTTGGCGCCGATGTAGAGCCCCTTGGCGTCAACGTGGGCCTCTTTGGTCACGCCCACGGCAGACGAGGTGTGCATCTCTCGGATGTTCGCCCACTTCATGTAGTCCGGGAGGGCGGCCTTGATGGCGTCCAGCGGGACGATCTCCCCTTGCAGATCCTTCGATGGCGTTGAGGCATAGCCCCAGACCATCCCGCTCTGCGCGTCTACCTTTTCAATCGGGAGAAATACGCTGAAATCGTCCATCTGGCTCCTGTAAACGCAAAATGGCCCGGACGATTGAGCTTTGATAAGCCGTCACGTCCGAGCCAGATTGTTTCTGTACCCGTCGATTGAGATATTACCACAGCAGGGAAGGAAAGCACTTCAGGACAAAAAGAGCCCGACATCTTCGCAGGATGCCGGGCAGGAGGACCATGTGTTCCAAGGAGGTCGCCGGTACCACCGGTCTAGTGAGATTCTACAGCGTTGACGAACGGGGTCCTGCCAAACACGCAAAGCGGATCAGTGCCAGGAGTGAAGATGCGACACAGCTTAGGACGTTCATCGTAGATGCTGCAACGCCCATCTTCCGCCAAATTGAGGCAGTCATAGCGAACGGTGACGTAATCGCGCCCACTCCCATCATCATGAAAGGTTTCTGCAATAGATACGGCCTTGAAGTCGAGTCCGTGGTCATCAACCCACTTCTGCGCGTCCTGCTGCCAACTCTCGATCCAAAACGATTCATAAACCCATTTACCATTGCTGTTTAGGTATCTCAGCATCAGCCCCTTGCAGCACGCTCCAGGGCTCGGGCAGATGGAGCATAGTTGCATCGCTGGATGAAGGATCGGAAGGAGGTCACTCATCTACGCGATCCCCAATCGGCTTGATGCGCGGGTCGCTGTTGGGCTTCATGGAGAGTGAAATCTTATATATTTTCAGGTTCGTGATTGTCCTGATCTTGTTGCCGTCGGGCTTGACCCGATCGCAACTGCCACCGATAGCCGGGATGTACCAGAACGCCTCGCCTGTTGGGTCTAAACTATCAGGAATGGTGATCTTTGCTTTCACCGTGTTCCCATCGACCGAAAGAGCCGCAACGCCGATGGGCTTCGAGATGTCGAAGTCTTTGATGACGGGAACAGGATTCTTGAAAGACACGTTCTCGATTGAGATGGAGTCGTTGTCCTGATCCACCGTGCCGTCCGCAATCAAAACCACTGCTTCATATTCCAAGGTGTTACCTCCCTACTTCCACGGTTGCCACTTCGCCCAGGTGCATCCCGCCGATCATCACCCTATCGGCTACCTCTTCGAGCGTCTTCTTGCGTTCCCATACGAAGTTGAATGCCGCCGGGCCAACCTGGACCATGCGGAACTCATCGTTCGGGAACTGTGTTTCGAGCGAGTCGGCCACGTTGGACAGCACTTCGAACTCGCCACCGGGCTTGAATACCTTGCCTTTGCCGGCTGCCAGGATGACAGTCTTATGGGTCCTGTTGCCGGGTGCAAACATCTTGATGGTGAGTTTCTTCATGGCTTCGACTCCTTGTAAATCTTCCATTGTTCAGCGATCCATACGGGATCAACTGGCGGCTGCGTATTGGTTGGCTGCATCACTTCACCCACAACAGATGATGCCAGAGGTAAATAGCTAACTGCGATAACCACACAATGACAGCCGCCAACCCGATAACACACAGACTTAAAATTACCGTCCATCCCTTGGCGCTCGGTCCGAATGAGTAGTCTCCCATCACTACTCCTTATCTCTTCTGCTTCTTGATCGCCCGCGCAATCCTCTGCATGTACTTCAGGACTCGCAAGACGTGACGAGGGCCGCGCACAAACCGCATACGGCCCGGTAGACGTGGGATGTTCATAGCGGCTTCCAGTGATGCTCGATAGCTTCGGAAAGAGACGGGACGTGCGCAAAGATCTTGCCGAGTTGCAGTTCAATGCGCTCACTGATCCTGTCAATACCGACATGAGCATCTATCGCTTCCGCTGTCACCGTGGCGACGATCTCCTTGCGTTCAGGCTCGACGACAAGTTTCCACTGACGAAGCAAATTGTCTGGAACCCACGTGAGGAAGTCGTGACGCAGGAGAGTTGGATACGTGCCAATGGTCGCATCGCCATCGGATGCGCCATCGTCGACAAAGATGCCAGTGTGCGGATTACCTGAGTTCTCGACAATCGAGACGCCGGTAGCGTGGAACTTGCCATCAGGACCCGTATGCCCATCGAGTTCTATGTCGTTGATTTTCCTCATCCCTCTACCCACTTTCCAAGCCCCTTGGCTACAGCGATGGTAGCCAGGGTCATGCTGCGTACCGTGGCGATGGTCCCGAGGCTGACCGTCTGGCCGCGGGCTTCGAGTTCTGCGGCAATCTGCGATTGGTTCCAGTCCTGATGCTGCATCACCAGCGCGCGAACGGCATCGGTGGCGGTTGGCTTGGGGCTAAGAGCGTGCGGCGAGTCCTGATCCCCTGGGGTGATAGGGCCGAGAGCAGCATCGGCGAGCGCTGTAGCCGCATTCTTGAGTTCTTCGGCAGGATACCCACATTCGCCCACCATCGCAGGGTTGAGCGGCCAGCCAGCATCCACCACGGCATCGACGATGGCAGGTATCTGGTCGTCTTTGTGTTCATGTTCCCACTGGGCGAACGATCCACCAAAGCCGGGGCAGTGCTCCGGGTCCTGATGCGCCTTCACGCGCTTGGCCTGCTCGTTGTACCAGTCCTGCGCCGCCTTGCTCAGTGCGTCCCATGCCTCGTCTGAGCACTTGGACACAGCCAGCACGAGGCGCCGCAGGTAGTGCGCATCAGGCTCGCCCTCAGCCTGGGGCAGAAACCCTTTGCCGGCCGCTGTCAGCAGTTCACTGTAGATGGTGGTCAAGATTGCATCTCCTTCTTCTTGCGGTCAATCAGGCTCACAAGCAGGTTGCATTGGGTTGGGGTGAAGGTCTTGCGTCCCGGCCAGTTGATCAGCACCAGCCGGAGAATCTCGATCATCGGGACGTGGGTCTTCTCGTAGACCTCATCAATCATCTCGGGGAGCGTCACAGTTTGGCCAGCCTTTCAAAGGCCGCGATATTCGGAGTCCCGATCCATTTAGCATTGAACTGCTCAGCTCCACTATCAAGCCAATACCCTAGAATTGGCTCTTCGATGGTCCGACATTTAGGCCATCCTTTGCGCCATGGATGCTTCTTGGTGTACCGGATCGGCACAACTTTAGTCTCCGATAGCGGAACGTATGGACTCTGAACAATGCTGATACCGAGCGAAGACAATAGGTCAACGCTCATGCCCTCTGGAGGCTTGCAGACAATATCAGGACTCGACATAATCTGCTGGTAGCGCAATGGGTGGACGGCCAAAGTGGGAATTCTCATGCCTTTTTCGGCTCCTCTGGCGGGTGAGTCCCGTACTTGGCGATGAAATCATCTGCCATTTGGAAGGGGCACGACTCGCCATGGCCATTGTCTTCCCGTTCCATGCACAAGAGGCAAAGGCCTGAATCGTAGTCCATGCGTTCTGTGGTTTCGTGCAGAATCCTTACGATTGCTTCTGCGTCTGCTTGTCTGTTGGTTGTGTACACATCTACTCCTTTGCTGCCATCAAGGCAGCGGTTTGATCGCTGGCGTACCCGCTCCACAGCAACTCACCCAACTCTCCGCGTACTTCTGTGTGGGTTAGATCTTTGGGGAGTACGGTGGCCTTCTGTGTCCTGTTGAGGACAGATACTAGCGGCAATAGTCCCGACCGGTTTGCACAGGCCGGGCACCGCTCTGAAGAGTCGCCAATCGCATCGCAGTCGGGGCACAGATAGGCATCCCGCAGGTTAATGTGCATGGCTCACCAGCCAGTGCGCCAAGAACATAATGGAATGACGCAACTCCAGCAATCCCCAGATAATCACCGTCATGAGTTCAATTCCCAATGCTCCCACCAAGAAAATCAGCGCCCCACCAGTGCAATCGGGAGGCATTTCCCTGGTGTTCGGTATTTCTCCGAGAATGTCGGTATGGTCGAAGCCGATGCCCAACTCCTCGTATCCTGTTTCCCTCCATTGCCGGTCAAGTTCAACCTGTTGGCGGGTGGGTATTTGGTGCCGGTCCATCACTTCGTTGGTAATCCGTTCCGTTTCCATCATTTCAAGCCTCTTTCTGTAAACTGGGATTATTAAACCACCAATGGCACAGTTTATCAACATAAATATTATGCACTTATTAAACTTTTCTGTTGACAGGAAATGCGAGCAGACGGAACCGTACGCTAGATCTTTCCGCTCTGAAGCGTTTCCCAACGAATCGGCCGGCCGTCCTCAAATATCAGGATGAACCGGCCGTAAAACTTTTCGGGCAGAATCGGCCTCAGCGCCATGGCGGCGCGCAGGATTGACTCAGCCGTAACCGGCATAGACTTCAAGGCTGATTCTTCGTCGATCTTTATGCGTCCTGTTGTCGCCATCTATTCCTCGCCTTCGTCTTGAGATTCAGAATACCCCACGCCGCACCGATCATTTGGGTGAATAGGCGTGCAATCGTCGCCAGATGGGAACGGCTCGTCTATCGGGATGAGGCCGGCCTCGATGTTGGCCATGCAATCCTCGCAGGCGTCCCCGGATCCGATCTGCTGCTTGAACTTCTGCCCCGTTCCCTTGGCTGCCTCATGCTTGCCGTGGTTGTAGGCGTACATGCTTTCGGTCCTGCTAATGGTCAGGGCGCGCGCCGCGCTGAAATCTTCGCTCTGCAAGATGTTGTGCTGGAGTTCGGTCGTCGTCCAGCCCTCATCGACCGACTTGCTTATCAAATCTCGGAGGTTGGCCCTGGTGGTTTCCGTAATGGCCCACTTGGCATTGGGATTGTTGACGATCTCGCCTTTGTCCGTGACGCGCTTGCCCACCAGCTCCGCGCCGCGGTCTCTGGCCATCTGCCGCGCTTGGTCCAACACCTTGGTCCATATGTCGCTGTCTTCGGCAATGCCGCGATCAGTCAAAAACTCCGTGGCTCCGGCTACCGCATCGGTCTCAAGATAGGGCGTAATCTCCGGGATCAGGTCGCCCCAGTCCACCAGAATGTCTATCGTGTCCTGATCCTCTGGCTTCTTCTTTGCAGCCTTCGCTAGTTTCTCGACAGTGAGTGACTCTGCCGTCTCTTTGCCCTTGCGCTTCAGGTAGGCCGCTAATACCTGCTCCAGTGACTTCCCTGCTTTGCTAAAGGGTTTCCGGCTTCCGTCCCGGCCTCCTTTTGTGTGGGGGTGGGCTTGTTGGCATTCTTTTCGGGTCCTGATGCCCCGCCGGTGCCGCTCATTGCCGGCTGAGGGAGAGCAGTCTGAGCCGCCAGGACCGCCAGCGGCATCCATCCGGTGCCCGTCTTGACCATCGGCACGTCGCCGCCTTCTACCGCGTCCAAGCCGTCCCGGTCCCGTAGTTCGTTGATTGTTCTGGCACCGAGAGATGTATTGGCGGTGTCGATAGTGGCCTGGTCAGTCGCCGCTACTTCCTCGTTCTGGTCGAACGCATGGCCGATGTCGTCCCATCCCCATCCGAGAAAAATCAGGCGCTCCATCAGGCTTGACCACCAAAGCATCTCGCCATTGAGTCCTTGGGCGCGCATCTGCTCTTGAAGCTGTTCGGAGTTCGCCCGCGGCTCAGGCTCTTTGATGTATGGCTTCGGATCGGTCCTGAAAGCGCGGCAAACGATGCGCGCCATCCACTCGTCGTAGTCCGACTTGAGCAGGTCGCCGGCCGAGCCCTTCATCTCGAACGGTTTTCCACCGCCGGGGATGAACCGCATCTTGGACTTGAGCTTGAGGTTACCGGAATACATGGCGTCAAAGGTTCCCTGCCAGAGCGCAATCTGCTCGGCCGTCCAGTTCTCCGGACAGCACACCATCACGTCTGGGCAGGTTCCCTCGTTCCAGAACGAAAGCATATACATCGTCTTGCGGACCTGCTGAGTGGCCTCCATCAGGATCTGCTCGACCTCGGAGTAGCCGAAGATCGGGAACTGAGCCCACCGATGCCGCGGCATGTAGACAATCTCGCGCTCGGTGAAGTTGTCCATTGGGAGGCCTTTGACGATCTGCGTGTAGGCCAGGGAAGGCCAGTCGGGGATGCGGCCACGGTCGTCGATCTTCGGAACTATCGAGTTCCCATCAATGACTTCCAGCGCATAGGGCTTCGTTCCGGTCCTGTTCTTCCAGATGTAGACCGTGGCGGCGTCGATGGTGTACCGCTCTCGGAAGATCATCTCCATCCACTGCGGGTAAGGGATCTTCCGGTCTGGCATCTTGAAGAAGGCGTTGAGTTCCTTGATGCGCGGGTCATCTTCCGATTTCACGCCCTTGGCCAGGTTCTTCAGGACGAACTTCCACGGGAGGCTCACCAGTTCGTCTACGCGCGCGCTCAGCTCATTGGCGATGATTCCCGAGCCCCGCACGATGCCTCGCAGCATCTCCCCAAGAATGATGTGCCGATTGACGATCTCAAGGTTATAGCCGGTGGGGTAGTCCCACTCGCGTACATCCAGAATTGATGGAGGGCCGAATGGGGCTACAGGCTGGAAGGGGCTGAATCGGTTGCGCTGCTCGTCTACGTCAAGGATGAAGTCGGAGGGGAGTTGGCGGTCATCAGGGCCGGGACGATCATTCTCCGGGTCCCGATTTGGCAGAGAAGGCCGGATGCCGCCGCGATTCCTTGCATTCAAGAGTCCATACCGCGGATTCAGGAGCGTCATTGAACCGCCTGTAGCATCCGGCATCTTCTGCAATGCCTTGTCGTTCAGCCGCTTGCCAAACACTGTATCGTCGTTGATCTCGGTCGGTTCATCCCACAAGGCCATGGTGTGTGCTCCCGTGGTCTAGTGTATCAATGCGGGTTCCCGAATCTGACCACACTTCGTGCATTGACGCCATTCTTCAATAATCAATCCGGCTGCCGTTGGATCAGAGTCCTGATGAGTAGCCCAATCGTGTCGGCACCGATACCCCTCTGCGAGTGGCTCCTGAAGTCTGCGGCACCGCTCAATCATCTCCCTCGGCCAAGCGATATTGCGTCCGCCGGGGAAGACTTCAAACAGGTGCTTATCGTCGCTCGCAATTCTGCACCAGATTTTACGGTCGAACTGTTGGGCGGTGCGAACGGCTTGATGAAGGTTATCAAGTCGAAACGGATCATCTGCGGTCCCTTGTGGCAAGTGCTGGTGATTCATCGCTCCTCACTTTCCTTTGCACATCAGGCATTTGCAGCCCGGGGCATGGGCCGGACGGGCATAGGGAGACGATGGTGGAAGAACGCTACTCGCTGCTTTCACCGCTCCTGATTTGAGAAGTGGTGCGATGGTCTCCGTGTTCCAGTTCTTGCTCTTGCATTTTGAGCACGACTTGGGAGGTTCATCGCTCCCGGTGTACCACACGTGCCCACAGGACTCGCGGTCACACTTCCACGCTTTGACGGTCATCTGGCTCATGCTCCCAATGGTAGCGCAAACTACCAATAGTAGCAAGCAGTATCAGGACGCCCACGAGGGCTTCGCGCAGTCCGGGTGCATCCGCCGTATGCCTTCTTCAACCACCGTATCGCCGAGAGGTTTGCCGCAATGGTCACACAGGTCTTGGGGTGCAAGGGCGGCCATAGCACGGCTGTAGGCGGTCATGGCTGGTGCCTTGACGGGTGTGGGGGTGGTTGGGGCAGGTCTAAACCCGGGAGTCTTGGGGTTTGAGTTCTGATCTCCACCAGTTTGCACCGCCAGCGCATCTTGGTAGTATTCCAACAGCCCAGCGCCGTTCTTTGCCACCTTGGCAAATGCCAGCATGATTGCCTCGGCCCGGTCGGGACTCTTGACACCCCTTTTTCGCATCGCTTCCTTGGACTCAATCTCCGTTTGCCCGCGGCTGTTCGGCTTCCACCGGATGCTGGCAAGCTGCGAGATGGCCGTTTCGTCTTCGAGTCCTGCCAAGTCTCCACTCTTTGCCCGCATCCGCAAACCCCAGTACAGCTCAGCCTTCAGATTCACGAACTGCTCTTTGTCCGCCGGCGACTCGCCCACGTTGACCGGGTTGGAGGGGAAGCCAAGGTCTTGCAGGTGCTTGTGCAGGTAGTATCCGATACCGGCCGAGTCCACGTTGAGAGTCCCGATTCTGTCTCCATACTTCCGCAACGCGCTCACCAGTTCGCCGCGGGGATCTGGATTGCCCCAGCCGGTGATTTCGAGAATCTGGAATCCACAGCGGGCCACCATGACCGTTTCATCTTCGCCAGGACCGGCCACGTCGATGCCGATGTCTACCTTGCCCTCGAACGTTCGCGTGTCCCGCTGCGCACGCTCCAGCCATGCCAGAGACAGCAGGGCATCAGGACTCTGAGATGGGAAGTCTCCCATCACGCGTGAATCCCAGCGGAAGTCTCCCGGTCCCCACTCCTCAAACCTCTCTTTCACCCAGCGCCTGGTGGTCAGCCAAGGCATCACGTTCTGGTCAAGCTCTTCTTCAGTCAGGTCCATCAGGTCGCGGCCGTTGGGATCACCGAGCGTTACGGTGATTGGAGCACCTTCTGAGTCCTGAGCCTCATAGGAAAGCTTGATTCCCTCAAAGTTGGGCGTGTCGAACGCGCTGATTGTGAACGGCTGGATGCTGGCTCGCTTGCTGTGGAACTCGTCATAGAAGGCGCCAGACGAAATGGTAGGGTTGCCGAGCTTCAGGATGCGGACATCGCCGCCCGCCCGGATGCCCTCAATCGCTTCGATGATCTTCGGATCAACGCCAGGGGCTTCGTCGATGATAATGAGCACGTGGCCGGCATGAAATCCCTGGAACTTTACGCCCTCGTCCTGCTGTTGGACGGTCGTCGTGAAGCCCAGCGCGTACCGCATCGGGTACTTCTTCTTGTCGAACTCCAGCTTTGTGAGGTTTGCTTCAGGGAAGGGATACTTGCTCTTGGCGAGGGCCTTGTGGATTTCACCCCACATCAGGACCTCAACCTGTTTTTTCGTGGGCGCCGTGGTCACCACGATGGCGTTCTCATACCGCGCAAGCCACCAGAGGGTGATCTGCGCCGCGAGGAACGTCTTTCCGGACGAGTGGCACGCCTTGACGTTGACCTTCGCCTGTGGCTTGAGCAGCGCCTTGCAGATGGCCTTTTGCACGCTCCACAAGTCGGACCCGAGCCAATGTAGTACAAACTTTATCGGGTCCACGAGTGTACTACGGATTTTGGCCTTCTGTACTACAGTGAGCGGCTTCATTCTCCCTTGATTATGGCATCAAGGACGTTCACTTGGACGGGATTGTCTTTGTCGCCGGCCAGCGTGGTGCGATCACCATACTTCGCCTTGTTCGTGCCCTTGAGCAGGAAGATCAGAAGTGTGTCGCTGTACTCCTGTACGTAGCCAACCCGCGCGCCGCCTTGGTAGACAGGCTTCTTTACGCCCTCATAGGCCCGGCGCTTTGCTTCGTCTTCAAGCAGCCCCTCACCCTCCACCAGCGCATCATCCCAGTCCTGTTTGAACTGCTCATCCTCACGACGCCAGTCATAAGCGGTGCGCCGCGGGAGTCTGCTCAATTTGCAGGCTTTAGTGATGTTCCCCGTCGATTTCAAGGCGTCAAGAAACCTCGCACGCGTTTTAGGGGCGCGATTTGTACGAGGTGGAGGGCCTTTTACGAGGTTTGCCATGAGTTTATTAACCCTTCTATAGTGCTGTTTCGCAGGTGCTTTCGAGTTCCTTGTATACGCGCAGCATCTCAATTGTGTCGCCGCCAGCAATGGCTTGTTCGCCCTTCTTGATGTCCGCTTGTAATGCCATCTTCCCGAACATTCCAGCCGCGCCGATCTCGTCATAGGCGGGGATGATCTCTTCGCGAATGAATTTGCATTTTTGCTGAATACCTTCGATCAGGTTCATCGTTTGCCTCCGGCGGCTACGCCGCCCGCTTCGCCGGCAGGATCAGGACGCGCTCCGAACGCAAGGCCGAGCCATGCTCACACACCAAGAGGTGTACGAAGAGCTGGACTCGGGGCTTGGGGAGTGTCTTTTGGGTCCTGTCGGCCATTGGATTTACCACCATGACGGGATTATAAAGCATCTTGAGTCCTGAAACACGAACGCCCCACCGAAGTGAGGCGCCGCGCACTGGATTCTGTTCCCAAGTTCCAGCCACTCGGACGGTTGTTTAGGCCGCCACTGGCAACTCAAAAGAGTCGGCCATTGTGGTTTTGATTCTCGTTACGGTGAGCATCAATCCCGGCCTGAGACTGCACTTGCTTGATTCCGTCGAAACCTGGACGGCCCCTCATGGTGGAGCCGGTGGGAGTCGAACCCACGTCCGAAATCACATCCGTACAGCGTTGACAGGCTTACTTTTGGGGCTTCACGGTGTTTTGTGGAGCGCCTCCACCATCACGTCAAACGAGGACGTGAACTCAATGTTGATAAATGTACCACGGTTATCGCGTTGCTTCAAACAAAAACCACGCGCGCCGCTCCGCCTCGTCGATCCACACCTCAATCATTGCAGTTGAGGCGTAGTCGTCTGCCAAGGCACAGACTGTATGGGCGCTGCGCAGTTGGGTGATGAGGGTCCTGTTGTCGGCCAGAAGCTCCTTGAGCATCATCTCTGGTGCCGGGCCGGGCTCGTCTGAGTCCTGAATCTGCTGCAACCGGGCAATCTGGCCGATGGACTTGATCGTGCTCCCGCCGATCTTCCGCACGCGCTCCGCAATGTCATCGGTGATGCCGTAAATCTGCGCGGCCTGCTCGTCTAGCATCAGGTGCCAGTCGCGGAAGTGCGGGCCGGTCATATGCCAGTGGAAGTTTTTTGTTTTCAGGTACAAAGCAAAGCAGTCGGCCAGCAGCGCGTTCAGCGATTCAGAGAGTTTATCAACGTTCACAGGACTGAAACCGTCTGCAACGTCTGAGCTTTGATAATCTCCGGTGGAGAATGGGAAGTCCATGGTGGTCACCTCGTGGACATTGTAGGCGTTTTGAGTCCTGATGCCCAACAGAAAAGCCCCGGCTGGTTGGCTCGGGGCTCTCTGATGGTTCAACTGCGCTGTTTATCAAGGAAAGGTGCGGGGTGTTCGTGGCAGGTTGCTTAGGCATGGCACGTAGGGTGTTGGCAGGCCACCCCGCAAAATTATTATTGCACAAATCGTTCAAATGTGCCACACTGAATTCGCTTAGGTATAGGCAAGATTTCAAAATATCGAAATCTGGTGAGTTCGCGACACTCTCTCCAAAATGAATAACGGGTCGCTTGAGCATGGCGGGGTACGGAAAAAGGCACCGATGAATCAGACACACTGCGAAATCCGGGCAACGGACAGGTACTCGATCCTGTAAAACGGCTACGTCCCGGTCGTATGGCACATTCAAGGAAACTAAGCTGATGTGTCCTGATTTAAGACCCCATGATTGTCTATACCTGATAAACAATGCGCCAAGGCCCTTGTGCCGGGGGATGCCGATGGTTCACTCAGGAGACCTTATCAATGCGGGTAAAGCATAAAAATCCTTTCACTTTGGGCCAGCAAGTTTGGCATAAGACAGACCGCCGGCTCGGAAGAGTGATGGCGCTCCGTGACTATTTGCCACTTTGCGTCAAGGTTCAGTGGGAAGAGCGCGTGGAATCAGGACAAAAACTCATATCTTGGGCGCGAATCGAAGCAGTTGAGCCTTACACTTGGCAGCCGCTTGCGCATCTCAAAGTGGGTGCCATTCAACAATCCACAATGCCAGCGCAGATTGTAGTGATTGCGCCGAAAGGAACGGTCAGATGATAGAAGCGTGGTTTGACGGCTGCTGCGAACCGAGGAACCATGGTGGTCATGCAGCATGGGGAGCGGCTGTTTTCGTTGATGGAGTAAGTGTCTACGAGGGAAACGGCTATTGCGGAGTAGGCCCAAAGATGAGCAACAATGTGGCCGAATACTCTGGATTTTGCGCGGCTTTGCGGGAGGCCTTGAAGTATCCCGGCAAGATCCATATTCGCGGCGATTCGCGTCTGGTGATTTGCCATCTGTCGGCCGATGCTGCGCGCCGGCTTGGATATGCGGGCAAATGGAAGATGAAAGGCGGCCTCTATAAGCCTTTCTATGACGAGGCTGTTCAACTTCTCAAAGGCAATGAAAGCCGCATCAAGTTTGATTGGGTGCCACGGGACAAGAACGAGATTTGCGATGTCCTGTCGAAGCAGGTTCTCAAAGACAAGGGCGTGGTCTTCAGGATTCAACCGGAGGAGCAATGAACGATCTTGCATTGAACATCAGGACGATGAGTAGTAGGGAGATTGCAGAACTGCTTGAGTCGCGTCACGACAAAGTAAAGCAATCAATCGAGCGGCTGGCAGCCACACAGTACCAGCCGGACGGCATCACCATCAAACGACTTCCGATTATCGATCTTCCCCCAATGGGGGAATACCTCGACTCGCTCAACCGACCAGCCCACGAGTACCGACTCGACAAGCGGAGCAGCCTCATCGTAGTTGCTCAGTTGAGTCCTGAATTCACTGCGCGCGTGGTGGACCGCTGGCAGCAACTCGAAGCGGAGCTCCAGAAGCCGGCGCTTCCCTCCACCTACCTGGACGCGCTCAAAGAGCTTGTGGCGACCGTGGAGGCAAAGCAGCAGCTCGAAGCGGAGAATGGGGTCCTGCGGCCCAAGGCTTTGATCGTAGACCGAATCAACGATGCCGAAGGGCTGCACACGATGGCTGAAACAGCGAAGATTCTCGGCACCGGCAGGACTCGTCTGTTTCAGTTCCTTCGCCAGCATCACATCTTCGACATTCACAGTATGCCTCTCCAGCAGTACATCCCGCGGTACTTCGTAGTTAAAGAGAGGCCATACATGCGGGGAGATGAGCGCAGTATCTATGCGCAGGTCTACGTGACAGGGAAAGGCATTGTGTGGCTTACTCCCAAGGTAGCCGGTCTGGGGCCTGATGGACAAGGGGAGTTCTTCGAATGAGCAGAATGGTTTGTCAGTTCTCATGTGGGGCAGCATCGGCAGTCGCTACAAAACTAATCCTCGCAGCTTATGCCCCCGAAGACGTTCTCATCGTCAATGCCTTCATCAAAGAAGAGCACGAGGACAATCGCCGCTTTCTTGCCGACTGCGAAAAGTGGTTTGGGCACTCGATTATGGTCCTGCGGAATGAAAAGTACGGCGCGTCCACCGATGAGGTTTGGCGGCGCAAGCAGTTCATGAAGGGTCTACGTGGTGCGCCATGCTCATTGGCTCTCAAGCGGTCACTGCTTGCAACTGTCGCGCAACCCGGCGATATGAACGTGATCGGATTCACTCGTGAAGAGTGGGACCGCATGGATACGCTTTGCGAGAACTTTCCCGATGAGAACTTTCGCGCCCCTTTGATCGAACGTGACCTTGGCAAAGACGACTGCCTCGCCATGATCGAGCGGGCCGGAATTGAACTGCCGATGATGTACCGGCTCGGCTACAATAATGCGAACTGCATCGGATGCGTCAAAGGTGGACAAGCATACTGGCAGAACATCCGCGAGGACTTCCCCGAACGCTTCGTGACAATCCAAGGCATCCAAGAGGGCATCGGCCCCGGCGCAAACTTCCTTCGGTTCCGATCTGGGCCACGGATCGGCGAGCGCATGATGCTTGCCGAACTTCCAGCAGGACGTGGCGATATGCAGCATGAACCGAACTTCTCGTGCTCGTTCTTCTGCCAACTGGCCGAGCAAGAGATTGAACGGGGCGAGTAAACTTTCCGCTTGACACGCTCACAACCGTTCGGTTACAGTTTCGGTCATGAGGAAATACGCAAAAGGCGATGTGATGCTGGCCCTTCGCGGGATGATTGCAAAGTCCAGCCAGAGACAAGTGGCAGCAGGACTCGGATACACCCCGCAGTACATTTCTCAAGTCCTGATGGGCAAGAAGGCGCTGACGTTTGATCTTGCCTATCGAGTGGGATTCATTCAACTGCCCGATGCTTACGTCAGGGCACCGAAAGGAAAGGTGAGGTAGTGAAATATCCTCCGATGGAAGCAGCCGCTTTCGCAAAATGGCTCAACGACGAAGGTGCGTGCCGTGAGTATCTACGGTGGCAGCACAACAAAACTCTGCGCGAAACTTGGGACACCTGCGAGCGCGGCGATTGGCTTGAATGGCTGCTCAATGCTTGCGGCTACCAATGGAAGGCCACGGCTGAGGAAGCCTACCAGAAGGCGAAGGCCACGGCTGAGGAAGCCTACCAGAAGGCGAAGGCCCCGGCATGGGAAGCCTACCAGAAGGCGACGGCCCCGGCTGAGGAAGCCTACCAGAAGGCGATGGCCACGGCATGGGAAGCCTACCAGAAGGCGACGGCCACGGCTGAGGAAGCCTACCAGAAGGCGAAGGCCACGGCTGAGGAAGCCTACCAGAAGGCGAAGGCCCCGGCATGGGAAGCCTACCAGAAGGCGACGGCC